CAGTATTTTTTAATACCTCAACATGAAAATAAAATCAAATGATAAGAGGTGTTATAATGAAATTCTTTGTAGACTCTCTTCCATCTGTTGATATGGAATCTAATGATAAAGATGATGATTATAAAGACATTGGTGTAGACTTCTCTTTGTTCACTCAAGAGGGTGGAGCCAAGTTTAAAGAAGAAACTCCTGTCGCTGTCAAAGCTGCTCCTAAGAAGAGAACTACTAAAGAGAAGGTAGTTCTTACTCCAGATAAGATATTGCCAGATGACAATGATTATCTTAAGTCTTTTAATGAGACGAATAGTCTTCTTAGAGGATCTATTGCTCAAACAGATCAGTTGAGTAATGAAATTAAAGAAGACTTAGATACCATTCGTTCTAGTAAGACTCTTAAGAATAAGTATACTTATGTAACGAATCTTACTGCTTCATCTGCTTCTTTAATATCTACTAAGATAGCAGCTATTAAAGAAATCAATAATACGATCTCGCAATCTCATAGACTTACTCTTGATAGAATGAAAGCTCTTAGAGAAAGTGATAAGGATCAATCGGATGATGCTCGCATGATGGATCTTTATAAGGCATTTGTAAATACTCCTGTGGGCACTTATCAATCTCCTAATATCCCTAGTATTTCTGATATGGCTCTTCCTGCTGGAAGTAATAATCTATTATCAGTTCCTATGGGAGATCTTCCTGATTCTCAACTTACTCCGGAGCAAGTCAGAATGAGAATGGAGAATAATCCTAATATCATGGCAGTAGTTAAGTTTAATCAATCTACAGGTCAAAGATACTTTGATGTAATAGATACAACAAATGGACAATCTATTCCTAATTATCCTAGACCTGATGCATTCTTATTAGAGAATACAACTATTGATATTCATTCTATGAGTGCTAGAAATAAGAATATAGATACAGTATGGCCTCTTATTCTCATCGGCGATGGAGATGTCTCCGAGTATTAAAATATAGTGGTAGGGTCTGCATAAGACCCTACCATTTATGTGATTGGAGATATTCACATGAAAGCAATCGCTTGCCATGCACTGATCGATCGCCTTAATAAATAGTTAATAGTATAAAAGTGTTGTACCCTGAATTTCTTCAGGGTACGGATTTGGATTCGCTTTTAGCAGCAGTTTGTTTTCTCAAGAAATCTGAATAAAATAGATCCCTTACATTTATGTATAAGATGTTGTAGAATGATACACGGAGATTGCTCTCCGTGTATCTTATATTCTGAGAGGATGTGCAAGGAAAGGAAACCAAAAATGAAAGTATGTTTCAGAATGCCTTATAATAATGTTAATACCTCCATATGATGTTTCCATAGTTATAGCCATTATCATCAGAACTCTTAAGAAGAATAATATCTGCATCAGCAGTCTGCAATTCACTATTATGAGAAATCATAATGCATTGCTCTGTTCCCATCATATTCATTACGTTATTCAATACGTCTGTAAACATAAGTCTATTATTACCATCAAGAGGTCCATCGATCTCATCCAGCTTTAATATATTATATTTAGTAGACGAATTATATAAGAATGAAAAGCTTAATATCATAGATATCATAGCTATCTGAGCAGAACTCATAGAGGAGATATCATCATTAATAAGACCATCTCCTGCACAGGGGATTCTAAACTCGGATTCATTAATGATAAATGACAAGATTCTGAATTTACCATTAAAGAACATGGATAAGAGACTATTGGCTACATCTATTACTTTACCCATATACATTTCCATGAATACTAATTGGATTCCTGTAGTGGGAGAAGAGTAATAGCGAATAGTTTCTAATCTGCTATATTGATTATTAAGCATATCCAATTCTCTAGTATAATCATCAACCATTCTCATTTGATGATTCAATCTATCTCTATCTCTCATAAGAGGTTCAATCTGCTTATTAAGATTCTCTATAATAACTACTTGCTTCTGTGCAGCGGTAGTAGCAGATTTAATAGTCTTAATCTTCTCTCTATTATCATCATAGAGTTTATTATTAGCTTCTAGCTCAGATCTAATCCGAGTAAGCTCTTTCTCTAAATCAATGATAGTCTGACAGCCGATAGCTCTATTCTTTAGGGTTATTAGAGCTTTATCATTAGATGCTAAAGTACTTTGCAAGGGAACTATTCTAGCCGCAATAGCATCTAGCTCTCTATTAATAGCATCTATATCTCTCTGAAGATCTTCCACAATCTCTTTTCTATATCCATATCTATCTCTATCAGAATAGAGTTTATTAAGATTGACTAAGATAGCATTATAGACATCCAAATCGTTAGCATAATCTATATAGCTATAGATCTCCCCTAAGTCTTTAAGATAGTCCATGTTGAAGATATCACCTACTAAAGTAGGAAGATCAGAGAATGCTTTAGCACAAGGAAGCTTAGATACTAAACCGATTCCTCTCTGAATATCTCTAATGAAATTAGCAAACTTAGTGCAAGCTAATGCTTTATCATCAAGTATAGCTAATTTGTCTTTATATATTCCTATATTCTTTTCTGCAAGATTTCTGCAAACGATAACTGTATTGAGTCTCGACTTAGGATCTCTTTCTTCTACTTTAAGAGCTTCTCTAATAAATGGACAACTACCTATCTTGCATAGCTTAGGTCTTTGCTGCAATACATCCAGAGTCTTAATATCTGCTTGAAGTTCTAATATCTCCTTCTCATAACTAGCCATACAGAATTCTTCATCGGCTATTTTCTTTGCTATTCGAGCTCTCTCATCTGCATCTACTGTTGGAATCTCGCCAGTATTTTTATAATCCTCTATGATATACATGAGACGCATATAATCGCATTCAGACTTCAAAGTACTTGCTTCTTCTACGACTCTATTGATATAATCTAAAGCCGCAATAAATCCCTCTTTAGATAGAGTAGATGGATCTATCTTAAGAGCCGCAAACTTCTTCTCTATTTCTTCTTTCTCTGCTTCAAGAGATGCTATCTCATCTAATACTTCTTCAAACCTATCGTCATCATTATAGGCTTGCATCTTTTGTATTCTAGATGATACATCAGCGGCATATCTCTCTTGCTCTTTTAATAGAGTTTCTATCTCTCCTCTCTTAAGTTGATTGTCTATATTGATAGCATTTATCTTATCATTTATAGCATCAAGAATACCCTTTGCATCATTTGTAGGAGTCATATTTATAGACATCCTAGCAGAAGTTATCTTAGCAGATATATCTGCTTGTGATTTAATAAGAGAATCATGCTGACTGGATAATTTATCTATAGTAGCAGATATAGATCCATCGGGGTCTAATACTTCCATCTTAGCAGTAGCTTTCGCCAATGCTTCTACAGCAGCATCCTTCTGATCTTGAGCTATATTAATTCTCTCTTCTACAGCCTCTAAACTAGCCGCTATAGCATTTGGATCTCCAACACTATTTAGCTTAGCTGTTATAGAAGATATGAGATTCTTAAAGTTAGATGCTCTCTTAGTAAGAGATTTATAGATATCATTATAGACATCCATATTACTAAGAATAGAGTTTACGAATCTCTTTCTATCGGCAGGCTTCTTGTCAGCAATACCTCTATCATCTGTAGATAATTGAGATAATGATTCAAAGTTAGGATCTAGTCCTAATTCATCAAATAAGATACTCTTGTAAGAAGTCACATTACCGTTCTCATTTAGTTCTACAACTCCAGTAGGAGTAGTCTTAGCGATATAAGCTTTAGTAGTTTGCCTTTGTCCATTCTTTACTCCATGAATGAAAGTAAATCTATAAGATGTAGGTCCATCCATAAGAGTGATAATCTTCATTGCCGGTTCATCCGGAATAAATGATTCATTCCCATCTGGAAATATACTTAGTGCTTTCATAATAGTGGATTTACCACTACCATTATCTCCACGAATAATTATGATTCTATTTCTAGCTGCTGTGAAATCTATACTGATTTCTTTCAATCCCATTCCATTATAAATACCTATATAGTTTTTTAGGTAAATAGATCCAAATTTCACATTTATGCCTCCTTAATCGTACTTAATGAGTGGTTCTGGGAAGGTTAAATTTTTAAAGGATAGCCGTATAGCTATCCTCTAATAAAATATCTTTTGTTTCCGTTCTTCACAGTTACATAGCCTATTGTAGTAGAAAACATTCCGGAGCCTGGGAATCTAGTCTTAAATCCTGAATCAATATAAGACTTTTGAAGAATCCCATTATGTATAGATACATCTATAGATAGAGATCTTTTATCTTCTGGAAGAGCTTTTAAGAACTCTTGTCTTCCGACTCTTTTAAATACATCTACATTTATATTGCTCCTTTTATAGTATTTACTCATGGTCCCATCCTTTCTTTATAGATATTGGTTATAATTTTAGGTCTTCCTTTAATACTTTCATCTTTAAACATCCCCATGAATATCTTGTTTTGATGATCATTGTTTAACATGGGTCTTGGGAAATTTCCATTATCATCCCAATAGATATGATACTCTTTCCCGCAGGTTCTGCATCTCATAGTAAATATAGGATATTTATTCATATGGTCTGGCAAAGTACCATCAGACTTATATTGCTCTATTACTTTATCATAATGCTGAATATAGTTTTGCCAGCTATATATTTCTATAGTATTCCTTTTACAGTTTCTACAATAATTAAAAGGATAAAAAATCATCGGGTTTTCCATAATATAATTCCTCTTCAATAATAATTAATTAGTAGTTTCAATAATAATCAAAAAATAGAAGAGGGGCATAAATCCCCTCTTCTATTTATGGATTATTCTTCTTCTGTATTATTATCAGTTGACTCAGTCTGCTCTTCCGTTGCTTCAGGTTCTGAATTCTCATTATTAAAAGAGAGTCCACTCTGCATCATAGGAGCAAGCATACCGAATAGCCCCTTAATCATATCCACAGGAAATTCAGAAACCGGCTGCCCTTCCTGAGGTCCTTCAGAAGATTCTTCAACAGGTTCTTCTTCGTTACAATCTGTATGATTATCGCTATAGGTTTCCTCTTCTAATTCAGAGATAATCTTAATATAGAGCTTATAGATCTCGGTATAAACCGGATTAGTAGAAACTCTTACGAGTTCATCATAATGTTTCGGAAGAATATCACGAAGATTTTGCCAGCTATAGTTCCCGCCAAAGATTCTAGCAGCAGCTTCTTTCAGAAACTCATCGATGTCTGCATCAGGACCTACTAAAGAAAATACTTTTCCAAGCGCAAACAGTCCGGGAAATACCTCATGCGCTTTAGCAAATGCAGTAGAATGCATTATGGCATGTGGCATACATGCGTATACAGTTTCTACAGCAAAGCTTATCATATAATCATGGTAGTATGCAAGATTTTCTCTTGCATATTCAGGATCTCGAATTTCTATTGGAAAAAATCCAAGACATCTTCCTTCAGGATAAGATCCACGCATCATAACGGCCTTATTTACTTTAGGAAGTTTATCTTTAGGACCAATGTAGATGATATTCATTTCTCCATTGACTACATTTGTAGTACTGAACCCTTGGGTTCTGCAAATAATCATGCTGTCAATCATGTTAAGATTTACATCAAAGAGATCCTCTAATGTACGTCTCAACGGGTCCCAAATCATATCTCCCGAATCCGGATAGCCATACTTCATGAAATAATCATAAGCGGCAATTGTGAACTGGAAACAGCTCCAATCAGAAATAGCTAAGTTAAGCATTTTTGATTTCCTCCTCAGAATGTAGAGCTAGGTATTGGCCTAGCTCTTTGTATTTATGCAAAACGGATTATCCTCTTTTGGTTTGAGTTCATCCATTTTTGCCTTGATAGAATTTTGAATTTCCTCATTCCTAAGCTTTTCTAATATACGAGTATATTGATTGTCTCGTACATAAGAATTGCCATAAGGTCTAAAGGGAATTCTCTTACCACAGTTTCTACAAACTCCTTCACAACTTGTTAAAGTTTCTTCTTTAATAAGCTGACCGCTATCAGACATATCTAAAAAAGAACTCTCCATATCTATAATTGTGAGTCGTCCGCCGCAATTACTGCAACATCCTGGTCCACGAATAATCATAGGATCAATCAATTCTTTTTCATTCAATTTAATTCACCTCCATTATTTAGAACCAGGCAGTGAGTATTTAAAGTTTTTGGGATCTCCTTGTGCGACTACCTTAGCATCAGAATATCTTGCTGATGTAGGAGTATAGGAAATCTCAGTAAACAGTTTTCTTTTTCCGTTTACAAAGACTTGGCCAGGCTTGAATGTCTTTCCAAGTCTGGCCTCCAAGTCTCTACGGAATTTAAACTGCATCATTGAGTACAAGAAGTACTTTAATGCCATTTAAATCACTCCTCATAGATTAAACCTTCTTGAAGTTGTATTGCAATAGGATTAATGATTTGTTCCATATTAGCAATAGTTTCTCCATAGACCTCAATCTTTTCAGAGTTGTCTATACCAAGTAACTGAGTTTGAAATGTCATAACATCTCTCATCTTTCTTGCAGAGTTATACTCCTTGATGAGACAGCTATAAGTTTCAGGCCAAGTATTTGGCTCTTGATAATCCGAGAAATAGCCATCACTACCCATTTTCATAAATGGATTCAATGTGCCAGTAATTCCAGGATTACCATCAGAAGATGCATCTATATCGACATGGCCGATATGAGATGGTTGTACAGTTCTATAGATATCAGGAATAGATTTGTTTCCACCTTCGCCAAGACCAGATACACCTTTATAGGTATATTTAAGTCCTTGCATGGAATCCATATCCGATACCATATTTCGATAACTGACCATCTTAGACTTTACAATAGCTCCAAGCAGATACATAGGATCTGTCCTGATAGCTCTTATAATACTTTCGATGGTTGCTCTCTTGTTCATGTCAGCTATACGGTAAATACCTCTAGCAATCTTCATGGCATAGAGCGTTGCAATATACTCTGCAAATCTGATTCTCTTTACAGAGATATCAAGATTATCTTTGAGTCTAAGCATATTGTATTCTCTTAGCATCCATCTAAGGATGCAATACATATCTGCTTTATTGCATTCATCCAACCTTGTAATCTCATGAATACATTCGTCATAAATACCCTCAAAAGAATTGAGAATACTAAGACCTTTATCATAAGTGTCGGATATCATGGTTCGATCTTCAGAATTAAAGATCTCAATAAACTTCTCCATCTTCTCAGGAGTCATCTTATTAAAATCCATTCCTAAGGATCTTACCCAGAATTTATCATTGTAATACTCGTTTATATCTATCTCAGGATGAATAGAATAATAGACGGTAGCAACGAAAGACTGGGTGATTAGATCCGAATCAAACAGTTGTCTTGGACAAACCACATAGAGATTATCAGACTTCTTAAAGTTATAGAAGTCAGGATTCTCCGAAGGATGATTAAGAATATAGACATCTTGAATTCCTAAGAAATTCATAGAGCCTATAAATCCATATCTTCCAAGAATATACTTCATTGCTCCAACAGTTTTGTTGAAAGCAAATGCCGTATAATAAGTTGCTCTGATAACTAAGTTATCTTCAGTTGGAAGATCCATATACCTTCTAAAAACTCTACAAGCCATAAAGATAATCTTCATTGTTACACTCGGATTCTTACTATTGGAAGTAGAGTTGTTATAGGTAGATCCATCTACAACTTGATATAACGTAGATCTCATAATCCCATCAATCTTAAAATAGTACTTGTCCACGATTCTCGGAACCGCTACAATTACATCAAGATTCTGAGATTGATCTTTGTCTGCAATACGATAATGGATAATGAGAAGTCTAATATCAGATTCATTCAGATTGATGAATCCATATCTATTATCCTTTCTCTTAGCCTTAGTCTTATTGCGATATGCTCTCTCATAATAATCGAATAAGATTTTATTGATCTCATCGAAATCATCGACTACATCGAAGCCTAATACCTCTATAGAGAAATAGGCTCCTTTGCGAGCACATGAACGGATAGACTTTGTAAGTTTATCCATAACCTCCTCATCTGATCTCTCGAACAGATGAGGGTTCATTTTGACCTTGGTATCTTGAATGAATTGAGATACTGCTTCACGTTGATTCATCAGTAGTCTCCTCTCCATCATCACCAACATCAGTGATACAGGCAGAAAGCTTCTCACCCATCGGATTGGCTACATCGCCAGAGCGATCTTCCATTACTAAAGTGACTTTGATGTCTAAGGCATTACACATGCCCACCATCTTGCCAAAAGTAATAGAGCTCTTCTTCAGTAGCCGCTTGTCATTGTTGTAATTACTGCCGAATCTGGATTCATATTTATCCAAATCGACATGCTTACTAGCAATGGCTTCTTTCAATAATTTCATTTCCGGTCTATCGTGTTCTGACACAATCGGAATAAACTCGTTATCAACTGTACTCAAGATAGCTTTCTCAGTAGAAGCCAGCTTATCCTGAGCTCTGATAACGTCTTTTATTGAACTTGCTTGGCTGAAATCGATTATATTGCTAGAGTCATACATAGCACAATCGGTCTTAGTCAATGGGGGTCTAAAGTAATACATAGGCCCGCAATCAAAGAATCCAGGTCTCTGATCGGACATATTCGGTCTCACAGGATATATATAACCATCACCGCCAATAATAGCAGTATTCTGGTCTCTATATACCTGTGGCATTCTAAGATATTCAGTAGTAGACACTACATCATATATAGCGTCTCCTATTCGAGCTTTCTTTACATCTGCCATTTCTTGTTCTCCTTTTAAAAATAAAATCAGGGGTGCGATATAACACCCCTGATTTGTCCCTTATATCACTTTTCAGTATCTTTCTTAATATACTGTTTAGTGATGCTACCAGGGCTGAAGGTGATCTTAACATCACCATTCTCGATCTTGGCCGTTGCAGTGAATACATCACGCAGCGCAAGCTCGAAACCTTCCTCTGTTGCATTGGCAGTCAGATACTTAACCAAAGTATCGATTGCCTCCGTGAAGGTTTGGTTCAGCAGGCTCATATCCTTAAACTTACCGGACATGACCTCGTCCGTAATGTCCTGAGTGACATAGATAAAACGATCATTATTAGTAGTAATGACCTTCTCGATGCCCTCAAGCATAGATTCGTTAGTGGAAATTTCGATGCCGAAATTTCCTTCTTCATCCGAAACCTCCTCGCCGTTATCGCTCGGAATGTACGAGATAGCCATACCGAGCTTAAAGTTTCCTTTTTCGTCATCGTATCTAACAGCGACTTTCGTTCCATCCTTAGTTCTCTCATAGCTAAGCATCTTAGCCAAGGTGAACATAATCACCTTATAAAGAGCCGGTGTTCTGTTGGGCAACCAATTAAATGCATAATGGTCGCTCATGTTGTGCGACAGTTCGCCGCACAGTGCAGATTCTTCCAGATTGACTTTCATTGTGTTTGTCTCCTTTGTCGTAAAAGTTTTTATTATTCTGACTTACTGATATTAAATCCTTAAGTCATTAGAATAATATACAATTATTTTTAGGTTTAAGCCCGTGTAAAAGTTTACTAGGCTTAAAGATATCTCTCCATATTAGCCTTAAAGGTATCTATGGGAACGATAGTAGTACTAGGGCCAGCTTTAGCTGTCTTTGTACTTGTATATCCTTCATAGGGAACAATGAGAATGTCAGTGTCTTTTGTTATGCTTGCATTGCCATTCGCATCCATTCCGGCACTATTAAGATATTCACAGAGTTCTTGATCTCTAATACCAGAGAACCTAATCTTTTTACCATACTTCATGCCATAGGTATAGATTACATTAGGCATCTCACTGAGAATACACTCAAGATCATTTTCGAAGAAATCTCTTTCTAATGCTATGGTCATAGCGGTATTAGATCCAATACCCTTAATTCTAATAAGAGTATCATATAGAGTATTGAAATCCATAGACAAAATATACCGTGGAGTAATCTGATTAAGAATCTTCTTCCATGTTCCTATGGCTATATTGGAGAATCCAAGAGATCCTATAATCTGATAATCATAGATAGGGCTTACTCTAAGCTCTTCTACTCTATCAATAAACTTCTTGGCATTCACTTCTCCTAATGCAGATACAGTCTCACGAGTTGCATTAAACATATCATGAAGATTATTGATATTGATAGCTCTAATAGATTCATTAGAGAAATCTTTTAGATTCAATTTCTGCATCATATTAGCCATACGAGCATTCACTCTCTCAGGACATTTATAATTCGTACAGATTGCACTCTTATCCGAGAACTCCAGAGGTTCTCCGCAACAAGGGCAATGTTGTGGAAATTCTATAGGAATATTATGAGCTTTCCATACAGGCTGAGTTTCACTCTTAGTAACATAGGGCATTACATCATTTCTATACTCTACATCAAGCATATCTCCTATTGCAAGATTCAACTCTTTAAATCTTGCATAAGAATGCCCAGTAGATTTTGTATGGATAGTTCCATAGAACTCTACCGGGGTATAGTGTATCATTGGAGTAACTATACCATTCTGCCCTATAGTGAAACTATATCCTGTGAATACAGCTTGTTTTACCATAGGATTAAACTTAATCGCTATAGAATACTTATTCACAGAATTCTCTCGTCCTAATGCAGCGATGATCTTCGGATCTCTATAAGAGACCACAACGCCATCATACATAAAAGGAGCCTTAGGCCTTAACTGATATGCCTCTTGGACAAACTTATATACTTGATATAAGAGAGATACATAGTTTCCTCTTACAACAGCATACCTCAGTTGCTCTCCAGAATGATAATACATATTCATGAATTCAATTTCTTGAACTCTATCCATATCAAGAGATGTTGCCAATGGCACAAGAGTAATAAGATCTCTATAATCATAAGCGTCAAGAGATCCCATAAGACCTACAATGGCATTCCTATTATTCTTATAGGACTTTCCTTTTAACTGTCCTAATTTATCCAGATTGATATTGGTAATGATAGCTTCAAATTTCATTCCAATAGAACCATCTTTAATATCAGGACAGAATGGGAATCTATATCCTCCTAGGATAGGGGTCAAATCTGCTGCAAGATCTGCATTGGTGTCTCCTCTAGATCTTGCAGAGATAATATGATCGGTAACGTCTGCTTCTACAGACATTCCGTCATACTTCAGCTCTAAGACTAATTCGATCTCATCATTAGGACCGAATAATCCCATCTGAAGATGCTTGCCTAAGAAATCTCTTTCAAAGATAACGATATCTCTATCTTCAAGAACTCCTCTGTCCTTTGCTTCTTTATTAAGAGTAAACTTGCACTTATCAAGAGTACCTACAAGCTTAGGATATTTATGAGGAACACTTAGAGATTTCTTCTCTACCAGTATACCAGTATTTCTATCAACAGGTCTATCCCAGAGTTGAGGATATAATGGCTGAGGTCTTCCTATATTATCATAGAATAACTCGTGATCGAAATATCCTTCTGGGTCATCCATGAATACCATAGGAGACGAGATACCTTCCTGAGAGATTACTTCTCCGGTATCAGAGAACTTGATGGGAGGAGCTCCTACTTGAAATTCCTTATTATAGGCTTTATCTCTTTCAAACAGAAGATCATATACTCCATCATCAAGAACTAAGAAGGTTCTATCTGTATTGTCATACAGAATTTGAGAGATCTGTATTAACAGATCCATACATGCTACATCAATCTCAGATAATTCTTTCTTATCCAAGATTCTTATAGCTTCTTGATTACATCGCAAGATGAAATCGGTCGTGATAGGTGAGATGTCAGATTGCATCAACCTATCTAATGCAAATTTTAGTTCTTCTAACATAATTATATTACCTCCAAACAAATAATATATAATTGTATGGAAAGATAGTGCAGATTATCCTGCACTATCTTTCTCCTTTTTTTCTTCTTTATATTGCTCATCATGATACTCGATTGGATCTATGATGATCGGAGAAGTTAGTTGTCTTCTCTTGAATTCCTCAATAGCCTTCTCATGATCCCATGTCTCAATCCCTCTCTTATACAAGATAATAGGATCGATTAGATGTTTATCATGGAATACCATTGGGTCTATAAGAACCGGATTCACTCTTACCTTAAGACGTTTCTCAAAGACAAGTCTTAGTCCTTTTGTCTTAAGATATACATTAAGAATCTCGGCATTTCTATTCTTGGAATCCATATCAAGTCTGATATCTACATTGAATGGATCTCCAGTTTCAAGTTCAGCACAAAGTCTTCTTGCGCTTGGAGAGGAACTATATATCATGAGAATCTCAGCTACGAGATCAGTTCCCATATGAGACATATTTCCTATCTCCATCTCTCCAAATCGAATCGGAGTTCTAGAATACAAAGCTCGATAATTATTGCTTGCTTTATTTCTAGTATTCTGATTCTTAATATTTGTAGAAGATAGTGAAGTTACAGAGAACTTCTCTTCTGCATACTGCTTCAACCTATAGAAATATAGATAGCCATAAACCACTGGTCTTCTGGAATCTACATATCTTATATTTCCCATGCTATCTATGATAGGCACGAGAATATTCTCCATTTTGATCCACGGAAATTCTTCATACAGCATATCCAATCTTTCCAGAGTCATATTCTCTGACATAGGTTCGATAGCCATATAGATAGAATCTTCATCCATCATTCCCTGAACGAAATAGAATCGGTCATCATCATTCATATTGTCTAATAGCATAGACATATACGTGTACATGCTTGGAGATACTATTCTTAAGAGAGTCAGATATGCTTCAATGCATTCTTCTGCATCATATACATCTGTCTTAAAGTATTCTACAAGCTTCATACATATATAGCTTACACTAAGCTCGAATAATTGTCCAGCATTCTCTCTGCCATATACGCCACAGATGTTTAAGAGTACATCTATTCTCTTTCCATCTTTGGTTCTAGGCATCATATCATCTGCACGAATCTTTGCAGTAATTCCTTTTCCTCCATATCTGTTAGTGAGCTTATCACCACGAAGGATAGGAATTTCATCTATCAGTGTAATCTCTACTACTAGATTGGAGAAAACTTTACCATTGTAATAGTATTGCTTCCCCTCTATAGTTCCTTTACACTTAGAATAGAGTTTCTGCATTTCATAATCGAGGACATACCCATTGTCTAAAAGATCTTTTAGACCTGTTTCGACATCATCCACGATTTGCTGACACATAGCCAGATTGCCTTGATAATATTTATAGATCTGAGTATAATAGGGATTATCTATAAATTTATCAGGAGCATTTGAATATACTTCTATGCTGGCTACTCTGCCAGAAGCCGTATATTTATCATCAGAGATCATCGGTTCTCTAAGACGATTATAAGAGAGAGAATATAGAGATTCTTCTTTCTTCTCTACTCTTACAGCAGCTAATATTCCATGCTCGGTTTCTTCTCCGATATCAGGGAATACTTTATAATTATTTTCATCTCCATAGAGATTAAGAGGAATGTCATTATCATTAATCTGAATAGTGACTTTCTTAATCAGAGGAGATGTAAGTGCTTGCGCTGCTGATTCAGATATTACGATTGCATCTTCCATAGTTTCTTCACAGGACGTATAGATAGTCAGAAGATTCTTTCCATCCATGCGATTGTTATACTCATCGAAAGATGCACTCTTTGCTATAGGAGATCCTTTAGGAATAATAGTTCCAGGTTCAGCATGATTGATGGCACTATTATTACTATAGATATATCCATAGCTTTCTGTGATGTGTTTATACTCTTTTCTCTCAAAGACTGTAATAACCTTATTCTCATGGTCTATAGCTATGAGATAATACTGCTGTTGAGGATTAGAAGAATACTTGATTACTTTATCAAATATTTCATAATCCCATTCTGCAAGTATGAATGATGAAGAGTATTTGCCAAATTCGTACTCATATCCAGTTTGGATATAAGGTACATCCGGATGACTCAATGGAAGCCTTTGTTCCAAATGAGTTCCAAACATAAGTTTTCTTGAACCAGAATTAGATGCATTGAAAGGCATCATAGCCCCTTTTCCTAACATCATCTCTGGCTTCTCGAAGGAAATATCTTTAAAGGTATTTCTTAAGTCTAACTTTGCCAAAGTCTTTTCCTCCTTGTCGTTTCAATTATATTAGTGATGAAATCCTCCTTAGCCTTTCATCACTAATATAATATATGCTTTAAATAGGATTTACTCCATATTCATTGTATTGATCTTAGCAAGAATGCCTCTGGAGATATCATGATTCTCAGCATAGGTTTGTCCTACTTCAACAGGAATAGATTTAAGTACTTCAGATACTGCCTCAGAGAAATACTCTTGAAGTGCTAGAGACTGAATAAGAGTATCTTTAAAAGTTCTCTGGGAGAATTTAATATCATCATGCCCTTCGATATATAGATATGCTCCTGCTCCCTTAATCTTTCCTGCATTCTTAAGCATTACGAATAGACTAAGTTCAGGATCAAATCCAGTAGACTGATTAAATACCATTGTAGTACTTTGACCAGCTCTTGCATTTCTAGATTTTACTAGAGTGATATCAACCATATTACCGCTAATAGCAAACCCTTCATTCTCTTTGAATTTTGTATTGTCATCAAATCTAATAAAGAGATCTGCTAAATAATTTACGGTTCTACCACCAGGAGTTTCTTCTCCTTGCTTTAAATAAGCAAGCTGTCCCTTTGTATGCATCATAGGATTGATCTCAATCTTTGTAGTGATATGATTGATTACAATCAGAATGATGTTTGCTTTGCTAAGCATAGGAATAATTCTTTTGAAAATACTAGAGTTTGTCTTAGCCGCTGCTGTAGCACTCATCTGTCCAGACAACTCTTCTTCATCTGTATACTTCTCAGGCATCAGTAATGCAAGAGAGTCTAAGATATATACAGTTGGAACCATCTTAAAGATCTTTCTTCCTCTAGTATCAAGGAATCCAGTATCCACTAAATACTCATCTTCATTCTCTACTTTAATATCATAGATCATTTTAAGACGAGCATAAAAGTTTTCCGCAGTAATGCCGGAATTACGAATAATGTATTTGCTCTCTAATTCATCTTCAGTGAATCCTGTAAGAGCTTTTCTTCTGGCCAATGTAATACCACCTTCGATATCATCATGGAAGATACATGAATTCTCAAAGGGTCTTACAATATTTGCGGCAGTTTGTACTGCCCATGTGGTCTTACCACATCCAGATCTGCCTACACACATTACCATGCATCCATCAGGAATACCGGCAGAGTAATACTTAAAATTATACTGTGGAGATTCTACATGAATAATTGCCCCATTTAAAAAATCGAAATTAAGAAATCCAGATGGATAACAAACTTCCATCGTGGCTTCATCTCTCATGCGGCTATCCTTTGACTTAGCCGCTGCTGCTCTGAATCTTTCTGCTAATAAGCTTTTCATAAGTTATGACCTCGTTTCTTCTTTGTCTTCTTTTGTCGTTAATGACCCGTAATTAGGTTACTTTAGAGTTGATGACTATATAAAAAATAAAAAAGAATAGGGATTCACTCCCTATTCTTTTCATCCAGTTACTCTGCAACCGGATACTTATTCACGTATCTCTTAACCGTCCGATGATAAACATCGACGAGGGGCTTAAGACCATCCTCATCTTTGAATTCATCGAGCGATTTGTCGACACGTTTCAGTTCTTCAAGAATCTGATACATGCCGAGTTCAGCAGAATCATCATCCACGATTGGGATATCAATATCCCCATACAGAACTCTGTAGATTTCTGTACCATAGTTATGCTCACTATAGCACTTATCAATCTTATCAATGATATCAAAAAGGGTTTCGATATCATAGGTACGCTTAACAAATCTTTCTGTAGCTTCATTCATAGTAATGTCCTCCTTGATTTGAATTTCTGATTGTTTCGGGTTATTGAAATAATCATTCAAACTATCAATAACTCTATTTACAAGATTTAAATCGTCTACAAATACTATATCAGGACTATATGAGCATTGGGTCCTGAGAGCATTTATAGCAGCTTTATAATCTTTCGGGTCTATGTCGTCTAATCTCTTAAAACGACAATCTATTTGTTTCATGCGTTCCTCCTTATAATAAATAGGAATAGGGGATTGCTCCCCTATTCATTTCCTTACGGCATTACATATCCTTCCCGCTCTAACCTCTCAACTACGTTTAAGATTCTCTCATAATCATAGCTAAGACGATTAATACTAAAGCGGGGAAGATCATGATGCACCTTATTCCATTCCTCATAGGCATCAATATATTTCAGAATAACTTGCCTAATGCTAATAGCTGGCATATTATTCAGAATGTCTAAGATAGCCAGAGAAATGTTTCCGTAGATATCTCTAAAGTCATGAGATATCGTATCCAGTTCCTGATCCGTATATACTTCTAGCATACTAGAGATAAACAGATCAGAAATCTTGTCGAACAGTTGCTCGTAAATCCATACGATCATTTGCTCTGTCATAAGCTCTACATAGTACTTGCCCATCTCGAAGTTCAATCTCTGAACGTTCGTAGACTCGTGTACTGATGCATAACGAGCTACTGCTAAAGAACAAGCAGTTTCACGATCTAAGCCAATGCTCATGAGCTTCCTAATGCAGAAGTCACTTACATAATCCGAAATACCTCTAAATGTCTCATAGGTTTCTACAACGTAGTTATCTAAGAGAGAATAGTCGTAAGTCAGTTTGTTGGCGAATAAGATCAGACTATCAGTAATGGGAATTTGTCTCATTATCTGAGTATATGCATTGATAAATCTAGGGTTAATCAGAAAATCTCCAATCTTGCGATCATCTTGCAGAGTTCTGCTTACAATCACATCGAGATTTTCTTTTACCATATCAAAGCATTGCTGCGGATTCATATTATCAATCCGTCTTGCTGCATCATCGAATCGACTTGATGAAAATGATTCAAATGATACATCAACAGTTTCCACCGGTATAGTGGGTTTGGGTTTTGCGTTGGCATAAAAATCTCCTAATGGGCAAACTTTATCCATTATTATTCAATGCCTCCTTCTATAACACTCTAAATTATTTACTTAGGGTGTTAATGTTTATTTAATTTATAATATAAACATTGGCGCTGCCAGTTAGATTATAACACGCCGAATGGCTGTCAGTGGCCACGTCAATGACATTAGATTTAAATGCGCCTCTGTCTTCTACTACATATTCGCCATAGCCTTCGATGTAGATCTTAGTACCTAAAGCGAAATACTTACTAGAGGCTGCAACAGTTCTTCCTACTACTGCTACATTACCAGATGCAGTAAGTCCAGAAGTAGATCCATTACAATGATAGCACCAAGCATCATAGCCAGTAATCTTAAACTTACCTACATAAGTCATATTAGATTTGGCTTGTGCTTCTTTTTGTGCTGCTTCTTCTGCTGCTTTCCGAGCCGCTTCCTCTTCGGCTCTCTTCTTTTCTTCTTCGATTTTACGCTTAGCCTCAGCTTCCTGCTCAGTGTAAAATTCGATCTTTTCTTGAAGTTGATCTTTATCTATGGAAATATCTAATTCCATGCCCTCATAAACATCTGAGGTTTCCATGTCATTCATTTCCATGATGTAGCGATACATATAGCCACAACCATAATACTTTACTGCAATGTCCCAGATAGTATCATCGGCTTGGACTACATAAGTATTTTCCAACCTCTTTTTCTCTTTGAGCTCTTCGAGCTCCTTTCGGTAAACACTTGCTACCGTGTTGTTACTCAGCGGTAGGTTAGTACGAACAACAGAAAGGAGATCTTCATAATATCCAACCTCTTCTGCTCGCTCGATCGGTTCATCCTTTGAGATATCTACAGCAATGGCAGACATAGTGGTAGCATTCATACTAGCAATTAAAGCTAATATAAGGCTTGCCAGTTTTCTCTGGATTGTTTTGAAATTCATTAGATTATTCCTTTCGTCCGAGCATGCATAAAAATATTCCCTGGAGTCCAAAACTCCAGGGTTTTAGTAAAATACATGCAATTTCTTTTTCTCTTACCTGTTTTCCTTCTTGTCCTTGTCCGAATCTTTTTTAATCTTCTGCTGATCTGATTCGGATACCGGCTTGAACCCTAGTCCATTGCCGGTGACGAAACCCTGTTCTTGGATTACTCCGTAATCACTCATAGACATTTACCTCCTTTATTTTTTATTTGAATGTTCCCACTGCTATCCAACTTAATATTTGAACTTACCATGGTCATTCTGCTTATATAATATATAACTGAGATAATGTTTTACTCTACTTCACGAGTTACTTTACGTTGTTTATTGGCAAGAGTAATAGGCAGCATGTAATCTACATTAAGAATATTGGAATTTAATAATGATCCTATGAGATATGCATTAAGAGCATTCTTAGATATAGAATCATAATTAGAGATATCTAAGTCTTTCTGATATAGCATTCCTGTAGCAGCAATAGTCTGATAAGCTTGAGATTTAGCATCCATGAAGTCAGCTCTATATGTGGAGAACTCTTTCATAGCTTCTTCTTCTCCCATTACAGCCATCGCTTCCATTTCTCTATCAGATGCTTTGCCACCTTTATCATGTCCACTAAGTACACCAGTCTTCATATCTCTATTCTCTATACTAGCGGGAGTAGAGTTCTTCTTAGTAATAAACTGCTTCATCTTCTTTACATGAATATAGATTACCATAGCCTCATTAGACCATACAGGTTCTCCATTTTTATTCATATATAAATAAGGTAAAGCTACCTTCTCCAATAAAGGAGTTCCTACTTTCTTTAATGCATTTTCTGCATCTGTCATAGTAGGTTCTATTACAAAGGGTTTTGTATGGAATCTTATGGGTAAGGGTTTAGCTGCCCATTTAGTAAATTCACTATCCGACATCTTCTTAAATTTATCTTTATAATAAGCTGTATTAGCACCGGTGGTATCTAATGAATCCATTACGGAGTATATTAAATCTTCTGCTTTCTTTCTTCTAGCATTCATAAGGTTTCACCTCTTAGTTTAAATTATCTTTATGTCCAAAATGAAAAGATCTAGCATGATTCTACATGCTAGACTTCTGCGCGTTAATATTAACTATTATCTTCCTGAAAGGGAGATAATCCCATACCCCTAGTGGATATGAGTAATACTGAAATTATATAAGTAATTATTAATATACTGAAAAAATGAATATATGGATGGATTCTGAAAGTAATCGTTGTAAAGTAAATAATTTAATTGAAAATTAAAATGCCTTTCCACCTCAATCCCCCCATATTTACTTTTATGTGTATTTTGTAATATTTTATTACAAAAAAATTAATATTTTAATATTATTATTTCCTGAAATAATAATATTAATGAATTGATACTATTATTAGTAGATAATAATATATAGAAATTTATATTATATAAATTTCTATATTTATAATAATAAATTCTAAAATGGGTCGGGGAGGTATCCCCGACCCTCCCGAATTATCCCGATTTCCGAATTATCCCGATTTCCGAATTATCCCGATTTCCGAATTATCCCGATTTCCGAATTATCCCGATTTCCGAATTATCCCGATTTCCGAATATTATACCCCCGTAGGGGGTATCCTATCCACCAACTAAAACACGATTTTTCGAGCTCTAATTCGACTCATTGCGTACAATGGCGATCGAACAAAATGTAAATTTTGTTAATAAATTGTAAACAAGGGATGGTTTTGGCACAAAAATCGTATATGGATACTAAATCCATATACGAAATTGATCTTTATTTCTTTCTGGCAACATCATGAATCATAAGAGCAAAATACATTTTTACACATCTTTCATAAGAAGTTCTAGTAGCATATCTGGATCTTCTTCTCTTATAAGCAGTTCCTGATTCACAGAGAAATTCTTCAATAATTTCTTTTTGTCTAACCATTTCTGGCTGTTTAGCATTTGGCTTGGAGGATACAGAGTATGTAATGAATGCTATGTCGGTTACTTCCTTTGTATGTCCAGAAGCGAAGTAAGTAGATATCATTAAAGTGATAAGCTCTTTACACTTTAAGAGATTCTCTCTATTCATGATAATACTTTCTATAACTGCTTTTGCTTCTAATGGAGATATATTACTATCTGAGCAGGCTTGACAGATTTTATAGTCTACTCCATTAGAAGTAATATAATTCATAGTAGCTTCAGTGATTCTTTCTATTCTAAGAGAATCATTATCAGATACATGGTAATCTTCTGAATCATAAGAATCCATTGTATATGCCATATAAGTATCTTTATCATCATAGACTTTATAATATGCTTCAGCAATATTCTTTATGAAACTTCCCACACGAGAATGAAGTTGCTGAATTAGATATACTGCATCTGCATCCATAAAAGCTTTAAACTTACTCTTATATGCAGTCATCCATGTATCACAAACTCCTTGTACTGCTCCCATGACAGAACCTCTATTTGCTAATCCATATTTCTTAGATAATTCATTATTAACGACATATTCCATTACGTGCCGAACGGGGGTATTAGTGGGGTATGAGCGATAATGAAGTGAAGGATAGAACTTTCCAGAGAAAGCAAGTAAGAGTGCACTCACATCCCTCTCTTTTTGCGAATTTGACAAAATGAACTTCCTAATTACACACAATTGGGTCACTGTGAAACAGTGTAATGCGGCTTTAGGATTGAAGTTAGAAATTTTCGCATAATATGTTTGATCTATTGCTTCTTGTACTTTACTCTTTGGAATATTTAAAACTTCAAATAGTAAATCCATTTCATCTTCTACACAGAGAATTCTAGAGCACGGAACAGAATCATATATTTCTTCATCTCTTTTAGCAAAGAAGTCATTTACGTATTTCATATATGCATTCTTTCCTTTAGTAGAAGATAAAGCAGCATCTACTAAAGGATAGAGATTAGTTAATATCGACTTAGTATCTTTAGACATATTGATTCACCTCTTTAATCTCTAGTTCTGAGACAAAAAAGAAAGGGGCTGTTAGGCCCCTTTCTTCATAAGTTTACGAACTTTACGCTCGTAAACCCGTTTGTCCCTATAAAGGGATTCTAATTTGGAATACTCTTCCCGCATTTGAGCGGTATTCTTGTGCAGCAATATACCTGCCATTGCTGCGCATAACAACCATTGCGGGATCATTAACCAAATATCTTGGCGAATATCGCCAGTACTTGGCATAAAATGCAACCACAATCCGACAATAGATGTTATTGCTATTGCTGCCTTTAAAGCAGCAAAAGTAAATGCCTTCAATAGCATCCTTCTTTGAGCCTTAATAGCTCTTCTCATTTCTACGCGCATATCTTTATGCCTCTCTTTCTAGTACCGGTTGTATTTATTATCCGGTTTCTATATATATAATATATAATTGAAAATATTTACTTTTACAAAAAAGACAGACCAGACATACAGTCTGGTCTTATTTAGAATCTATCATAGATTAGGTTTTCTCTTAAAGATATCAATACAATTAGCTACTATTAGATCTGTATTTCTAGAGAACGGCTTATCGTGTCTCCTTTTGGACCAATATTCATATGCTGAATCTTTACCGGCAAATGCAAAGCTCTCCCAATCTAAGAGCATTTCAGCAATATGAATCTTATCCATATCTTCAACAACAATATTCCCATCATCATTTGTTCTCATCCAAAACTCTGGATGATGAGCATTATTTCTCAAATGATGTAACCAAGCACTTTCATACATCTTTTTCTTATAAGTAGATAAAGATAGATCTGCTTTTTCTTCATCTGTAGGATAATAGTTCATTCTATATCCTTCAAACTCTTCTTGAGAATATTTAGACATATCATGTTCTCTTACCATTTCAGCAAGCTTTTTAGGATCTACATCTAAAGCATTACAGAGTTCTTCTCCATAAACCTGATAGGCTTTAGATACATTCTCCCGATGATTGTCAATATAATTCTTATTCTCTAGCGCTTTCTCTTCTCTTTGGTTATCCATTTTTCTTTGAATTTCCTTTCATATAATATATAATATTCCATTACTGGAAGCTATTCAAAATATTTACTGCTATGTTTACATGCTCATTTTGCAGGCCCAGAAGACTATTCACTTTTATAATGTGTCCTCTATGTAAAGGAATGAGATCTGCTATATTATCATCTAAAATAATATAGTTCGGAAAGTATCCATTAGCATACTTATATCCATATAGCCATTTATGTATCTCATACCCTCTATTTCTATTTTTATCTAAAGGAGTCCAATCGTATATATGTAATCCATAAGGTTCTAATTGATTGACTAAATTCATAAAAGCTGGAGAAGGAGTCATACTAGAACGACTATACCCTATTCTCCAACTTGATGATAATACTATAGCCGCATCCGTATTGTCCACTATTCTCTTCAGCTTATAGATCTTATCCCCAGGAATCTTTACATAATAAGAACTTGTAGATTCTCCATTTTCTCTTCTAATCTTCATATTTATCTTAGAATTTAAAACTCCATCTACATCTAGAAAAATAACTTTATTAATCATATAATCACCTTACTGCGTTGTTTAAATATGGTTAAAATACAAAAAATAAATAGGTGGGAATATTCCCACCTATTTGCTAGTCTAATGTCGGAAATCTATATTCTCCATTTGGCGTATATATCTTTCCCTCGCTCTTATATAATGGAGAGCTAGGCAGATAATCAGAATCCCAAATTCTGTTATCGTCTCCGGTATATAATACAAGGCCATATCTTATATATAGATCTCCTCCGCAATATCGAGCGTTTAATATTTCATCTCTTGTATCTTTATGATCTCTACTTCCTACAATCCATCTGATATTATTGTCTATAATAACATCAGTATTTGGATACAGCCTAGACTTGACTATCTCATAAGGTTGAAATATTTCTTTTTCTTTTCCAAAAATAAAATCATAGTCGAAATAGAAATCACGACCGTTTGCACTAAAATGTTCACCATAGATTTCATCCTTATTTGGAGATATGAAAATCCATCTATCTGGAGCATATTTGCTCCAATCGAAACACTCAATTTGACTGTAATCTCCATCTGGGATTTTATCCAATGCTTTTTTATTCTCTATATAGATTACTATATATCCTAAATATCCAGGCTTAGCACATTGGAGTGCTTTCATAAAAGATTTATAAATAAACTTACTCCCTGAAAGATCTCTAGATGCTACGCGATATTGACAATTAGGGAATAGCTTAAGCTTATCAAAATACTTAATCTCCATCTTTAAACTCCTTAAAGTGTATCTATATAATCTCTGGTATATTCATAAGATGCATTTATAGGTTCAGCAGCATCTAACGAGAACCATTCACTCTTTAAAACTTCAAATCCGCCTGAAAACGTCAGATACCTGACTCTGGCTTTTTCCGCTTTACACGCTAGATTATCGGTATCTAATACATCAAGTCCTGAAGCTAAAGGATTATAGCATCTTACTTCTATATTGCTCGTTCTTCCTGCTACATTCTCGAATTTAGTCATCACCTCGTATACTAATTCTTTTAAAGATCTAGTCATGATACCGAAACATTCATAGATAGAACTGCTTGTTACATTTAATAGATTGATATTTTGCAGATCATCTTTATCTACAACATCATCCATATCATCAATGCAACCGACATATTTGGCAGCTTTTGTATTTCCATTATAATAGAACGTATGTCCATCATAATGAAGATAATCTGCTACAATATTCATATCATGATCTAGAATGATTTCTCGTCTATCAGCGAAATCAAGTAATTTTGCTGTTGAAAATGTGGCAAGCTCACCTGTTTCTTTTATACGAGAAATATACTTATCAAACTCTGGCACTTTTTCTATAGTTAGCGGAAAAGAATAGACAATGTGATAATGGGCAGTAGACATATTTCTAATACTTTCCGTTAAATCATTAAGTGATCCGTATATAACATTCTTACTCTCAGTAGAGCAATAGAATTTTACTGTGTTTCGATGTTCAAGCGTATACATGATATAATCTCCCTAAAATTATTCGTATAGAGTAGAACCGGGACAGAACTCCCAATTCCAAATCTCTCCATTTGGACCAAAGCATGTTGCCATTTGGTAATAAAGATTGATATCACATTGCTGATATTTTTGTTCTTTATTCAGTATGGCTTCTTTGGATTGATAGCTTTCTTTATTTTCTCCAGATAAAAGTCCAATATTAAAAACTATAATAATATCTTTTCCTGGATATAACGTAGATTTTAGTACTGAGTGTTCTGGATAATGCTTTACGTCTCCAAATAAGAATCCGTAATCAAAGAAATAATCCGATCTTCCCAGTAAGAAGTGTTCTGCGTATATCTCATCTTTTTCTGGAGAGACATATACATATCTCTCTTTTGCAAACTCATTTCTCCCAAGACAATCGATAAGATGGTCGATTGTCTTGGGCTCTATATTACTAGCAGATTCATTCTCAATGCAGATATATATCATACCATCTTCATCTGGAGATGAATCTTGAACCGCCTCGATAAACGTGTTGAATTTGTTTCCTTTTGAAGATGTATATACATCTCCTTTGTACACTTTTAATTTATCTAAATATTTCATTTTCTTCTCTTTGCCCTCCTAATTTCAGCTTTTACCTCACTGTAATCTCTTCTTCCAAAAGCTACATCAGCAAGTCTTTCTTTTGTTTTGCGATCCAGATTGTTAAATTTCGGCTCACAAAGCTTTATAGCTTCTGCTGTTTCATCATTAGCATTTTCTTTATGATTTCTGATTTCTCCAGCAGCAAATACTGAAAACGCTGGTCCATAGTCCATATAAATTTTGTTTTCTTTATCGGTGTATTTAGTTTTATTTACAGACTTCATCTTTTCCATTCTAATATGCTTTGTATCTGTATTTACCGGTATTACAAAATTCTTTTTAGGATCTTTAGTAAACATCTTTAATCTTGCATCATGCGGGCCAGCACTTCCATCGCTGTCCCCATGAATATTTGCTTTGCATACGATCTCATTACCATCTTTGAAAACGATATTTACTTCATGTATAGGATACATGTTTCTTACCATTTCCAGATAGAATGAATAAAAAGATCTGGTTGCTACATAAGTTTCATCGATTAATTCAACCATTTTAATTTCCTCCTTCAAATGGTTTATAAATAATTTATATCTAAATCACATATATAGTATATGATTGAGATATCTATTAACCTTGATCTTAGGATTATATTTAACAAAATCCTAACATCATTGTAAATCATTGATCTAGGAGAATTATGTCTGATTTTTGGTCGGCGTTTTTCTTCGGAGAAGTTTCTTGTCTGTAGGATGATTGATTTGGAACTTGATTATTCTATAGTTAAGAAATTTAAGAGAGAGCTTAAAGCTCTCTCTTTTCTCCCTTATTTATGGAACTCAATAGGATCGATTCTGTGTATAGAAATATATAGGCAGGCATAATCTTCAAACTCAGCCACATCATCAAAATTTTCCTCTACATCACCGGTATATTTATTTATAGGAATAATGTCACATCCAAGCTTTCCTTCTCTAGTTCCAAACCTATTTTTAGCCTCTTCGATAGACATTATATGAAGTGGAGTATCATCCTCATCTGCATTTGCGATACAGATATCTACTAAAGATGCATCCTTTTCTGATACGCACATCATTTCTAATAATTTCTCGCACATGTCTTTTACTTTCATAGTATATAAACTCCTTTATTATATAATTTAAGAGGGTCTTAATATAAGACCCTCTTATTAACTTACTTAATCCAGCAACGGATTAGTTGATCTCCTTTAACACTGATTAATTTATCTCCAGTGCTAATAGAGCTTCCTACCTTAATAGTATTCACAGGAATCTCATAATAGTTATTAAGAGTCTTAACGCAAACCATATTGGATTCATTACCACTCATAATACTATTGATCTTATCTGTGCTAGATAATTTGATTACATTGAATCCTCTCTTCTTAGACTCTATTGGAAGAGCAAGAATAGGAATTCTATTCACTCTACCTGATTCAGTAACTACGATAATATCACTCTTAGTCTGATCAATTACACAGAGCCCATCGACCATATCTGCATTATAGATAGATCTAGATCCCTTAGTATTTCTCTTCAGATAGGGAATATCATTTACATTTACCGAGGTAGCCTTTCTATCTGAATATACAATCAGATTGAAATTCGAGTGAGCAATGATTATATCTTTAATATAATCTCCTTGCTCTAATTTAGCATATAGAATGCCAGAGTTAGGAACTGTAGTGAAGTCATCTAAGTCCATTCTCTTATACAAACCACTTCTAGTTATTGTAATAAGATAATGCTTATTATTATGACTTCCCTTCTTAGCCAGTTCTTTCACTACAGACTCAGGAATAATGCAGTTAATATTAGCGGTTAGATTCTTTATAAGATATCTAATGTCTGTACCATTAGAGGATTTATCTGCAAAAGGAATCTTATGAACTGCTAACTTAAATACTTTTCCTTGCTCGTCAAAGATAAGAATATTATCCGTGTTATCCATATGGATAAGAGTTCTGATAGTATCATTACGGAAATTACCCATAGGAGATCCTTCCGGAACTTTCTTAATGAAGTTCTTTTCCGTAACAGCTACTTGCATCATTCCCTTAGGAATATCAGAATCATCTACACTATCGATTACTCTACATAATCTAGGTGATCCATACTTTGCTTTAATATCGAGAAGTTCAGCTTCTATCTCAGCTTCTATCTTTCTCTCATCAAGCAAGATATCCATATAGTATTTCTTTCTCTTATTAAGCTCTACAGCCTCTTCCTTATACTTATTCAGATAGCCAATAGATAACTTTCTAAGATCGGCATAGATAATATACTTTGCTTGGAGATCCGTTATACTAAGTTTCTTGATAAGATAATCAATCAAACTATTATCGTCAACAGACTTCTGCTTTCTAATCATATGAATGATCTTATCAATCTCTCCAGACTCCAAGACTGCTATATATGCTTCTCTCTCATGAATCTTAGTCTGAATGTTTTGGAGCATATTGGTATACACTCTAAACTTAGTATTCTTTCTAAAATCAATGAAGCTAAGCAAATAGGATTTATAAGACATTCTAAGAGGATTAAACCCATAAAGAGTTTCAAAATTGATTCTACAAGTTTGCTCCATCTTAGTATTCTTATAGATTACATCCCTTACATAATTGGGATCTGCTCCATTCTTAAGAACTATAACGAATCTCATCTGAGTAGGTGAACACTCATCATACATATTCTCTATCTGAATAATCTTCTTCTTTTCAACAAGCTCTTCAAGCTTATCACTAATATTATTCAGAAATGTAAGATCAGGAACACTCTTAATTACTAAAGCAGTCTTTCCTTTATAAGGTTCGATATCGATAATACCTCTAATCTTATAATGACCAAATCCAGTCTTAGAGATCTTAGACCAATCAGTATTATAAATCTCACAAGGCATGCAATGATCTGGAACCAGAATTACATCTGCATTCGGATTATGCATAAGAGTGATAGTAGCATCTATCACTTCCGCTAAATTATGAGCAGGGATATCAGCTCTTAATCCTACTCCAATTCCAAGACTTCCATTAATAAGCAATAATGGAAGTTTAACCGGAAGATATTCTGGTTCCTTAGTAGTATTGGAGTAATTATCCATCCAGTCTACTGATTCATCAGTATCCATCAAATCTCCTAATACATTATCAATAGAAAACTTCGATAGCATACATTCAGTGTATCGCATATGAGAAGCCTGATCGCCTTCAAGATTACCGAAAGACCCTTGGCCTTTTATAAGCGGTACTTTACATTCAAACCAGTTTACCATAGGCTTAATAGCGCCATAGATACTGCTGTTATGAACGCAGATCATAGGAATCTCTCCATACCCAAGATACGGCGCAACGGGTATCATCATATTTTCTACCCCTTCTACCGTAAAATCATAGTAAGGTGTTTTTTCTACCATATCTACAGTATATACGCCAAGTACAGTAACTTCATTTTTCTCACCAATTTCAGTTTTCCATCCGTATGGTTCACACCAATCTTCGCAATCGATAGTCCATACATTTCTAGCATATAGCTGAGTTCCAGCCTGAAGATCCTTGGCCATCACCCATTTCATATCCTTCGTTAAGAACGGATGATTTCCAGTAACGGATATCGCACATCCTGTAGATAACCGTACACGATATTCTTTGGTAGTATACTGGCCAATTCTGAAATTGGTTGCTACTGCTGAAACAGTCTTACCAGTATTTACATCTACAGCTATAATATCCATCTTCTCGATGCCTTTCTTATATGCATCTTCAATGGTTATATAGCCACCAGTTGTGCTATACAATAGAGTATATCCGGAAAGACAATCTCCATGGCCGTGGTAGTATTTCATACAGTCTCCGACTACTGCTGCTGATTTTACCGTATGATTAACAGCATTAGAATTTTTATACATTGCATATAGAATTCTTCTTTGTACAGGTTTTAGCCCATCTCTAAAATCAGATAGTACTCTCTTATAAGTTGTATAGAGTGCATATCTTGTATAGTCGTCTTTAAATTGCTCTCTAGACGAACGTGTTAATATCGTTTCAGGCATTTATACCACTCCTTATCATAGTCGAAATTATTATAGGGTTTACACTAAGATAATATGTAATTGATTTAAATATTAATAGAGAGGGCTGTTAATAGCCCTCTCTAAATTTGTTTACTTGATTTCTTCTCTTTCAACAATGTCAAATCCGATAATACAAGAACATCTATCGTTCTTAATTGCTACACGGGGAGAAACGATAGCTTCTTGAATCTTCTGATAAAGCTTAATAGACTTTGTATAAATAACACATACCATTGTAGCAGTATCAGGATCAAAGTCCTTTACATAACCAATGATAGTCTTATACTTAGCAGCAGCCTTATCATCATGAATATACTTGGCTGAGATGTATACAGGAATAGATACTTTTGCAAATGTATCATTCTTCTGAAGGTCTTCCAGTACATCAAACAGACTAGAAGCTTCATAGGTCTTTCCATCCATCGTAGTACCATAGCAAGATACCGGTACCTCTACACGAAGATTCTTGGGAAGGCCATTAGGCTGATGGGTAGTTCTTTTGCGCCAATCCTTCTTAGGTTCTCTAGAAGAATTATTGTCTCGATTGTTGTTCATAATCTTTTCCTCCAAACAATCATGGTGTATTAAAAGCATATAGAGTAGACGTTATATGCAATTAATTATTTGTATTACGTTTGAAAAAATAAATTCATAATAAAAAAGAAAAGGCGGGTAATTGGCCCGCCTTTATCTTTTAATACAGACGGCGGATCGATCTCTCGATCCCGTCCAACTTTATTTTGCCCAATTCGGGCGAGGAAGAGTTGGTCGAGATAATAATCTCGATATCTTCAGGTTGCCCAATTTTTTCTCCCACCAATATGCGGCGGGTATACTCTCGGCTTGCACGAGCTGAGTCGACTGCCTGTTCGATCGGCTGCCGAAGATCGGGGATCAAGTCATCCTTGACCCCGATTTCTTTGAGCCGATCGATCAGCTCTTTGGCCTTGGGGCCAAAGATTGCTGAGACTACTGTCTCAGTTGCAGCTTTTACGGTCGGGATCACCGTCCCAATAATCCAGGCCGCTTTTTTGGAGAGGGAAACGATTCCCTCTTCCGGTTCTTCGATAGCGACTGTAATATTGTCGCCATCAAAGGCTATGTCGCCGTTTTCGAGTTTCCGTTTCCCGATTCCACCCAGTGTGATGGGTTCCTTCATCACACTATCCAGGGACTTTTTAATCCCTTCGAATTCGCTTTTCGAAAATACAAATGTTGCCTTCATACTACTATGTCCTTTCCGGCCCTTTACTAGAGCCTGTCGAATATTTCACCTAACCATTGCTAGGCGAGAATAGATATATCAATATCCTATTCTACATATATAATATATAATTGAAATTTTCGACTTTTACAATTTATATATAATAGACAATAATCAGTATCTTAGAATAATTACAAAAAAAATAAAGGGCGGCATATTACCGCCCTTTATTTGCCTCAGAAATAGTTTTTCATCTGTGTTTGCGATGCACAGCTCTTCTTGAGCTGTGCTATAAAATCGCTCCACCATGCTGGGGCAGATAACGGACTTTTTACATAGCCTATCATGAGCAGACTGCTCGTTTCCAGACTTCCTGGATGAGCATTTGCATACTCACGAATGAATGCGAAGCTATCGATATTGCGATCATCTTGAGCAAAGCTCAAGTGATCGCCATTATAGTGATTATTTATAACCTGGTCGTATTTCGTTTTGTCGAAATTTAACAGCATTGCAAGTACCTCCATATATTTTGATGGTTTTTAGAAGATGTGCTTGACAGGTTTCTGATAAGGTAATCCTTTAGCATTCGTGATTTTAGCGCCTTTTAGATTTGCGCCGGTCAGATCGGCTCCTGTTAAATTAGCACCTGTTAAATCGGCGCTAGAAAGATCTGCGCCTCTCAGGTTTGCACCTCTCAAATTAGCGCCTTTTAGATTTGCGCATTTTAAATTGGCAGCCGACAAATCGACTAAGGAAAGGTTCGCATCAGCTAAGTCCGCGCTAAATAAATTAGCGCTTGTTAGTTTTGCTTTAAGCAGATCCGCCTTTCCCATTCTTGCGCTAGAAAGATCTGCGCCTTCGAGATTAGCTCCTCTAAGATTCGCATTCTCCAAAACTGCAAGTTTTAAGATCATGCATTCCAGATGGGAACATGCGAGGTTTGCGCCTCTAAGATTCGCTCCTGTATAGTCGCCGTGCAGAGTCTTTCCGCTCATATCCATGCCTTGAAAATCATGGAATCTCGTATTAGTGTTCAACATTGTAAGTACCTCCTGTGTATTACGGTTATGGGTGGATATTTGAACGGTCGAAGTAAGGAATTATGTATTATTATTTCCTTCTTCTATATATATAATATATAATTGAAAATATTGACTTTTACAATTTCATAGGAAAAATAAAAAGAGGGGCAGATAACCCCTCTTTTCTCTTACTCTACTTCGCTCCGGTCCACCTTGAGCTCCCTCAGTAGAGAATACATATTAGACTCTACTTCTCTAATACTCTCAATCTCTTCTTTAGCAGATTCGATTGTATACCGGATAAGAGTTCTATAGCCATCTGGCCTCATAGCAGATTCTCCAAGCTGGTCCGGATTCTGTTCACCTAGACCTTTATATCTTGTAATACCGCTCGGTTGCATGGCTTCAAATGCCTTCATAAGACCATATATAGTCACTGCATTTCCATCAATCTTATAATACTCGTCATTACTCTTAATAATATTTAAGAGCTCGACACAGCTATTAATGAATTTATCATTTAAGAAGACATATTGATATCTAGAGTTTACTAGACCCTTAAGCAAGATAGTATCATTTACCTTTTCTAGCTCAAGGAATCTATACTTCTTCTTAAGATTCTTAGACATCTTTCTAAAGCTAAATTCAGGACTAATATAGAACTCGGCTTGCTGAAGTACTGAATTATCTGTAATCGGAAGTAAGGTTTCTTCCTCATCTAATTCATCTTCATTTACAGCTATATTCTTATTCCCCTTAGCTTTCTTAATAGTCTCTTTATCCTTCTTAGAAGAAGCCTTCTTTTTGGGCATAGCTTTAGCCCTAGCTGCCATATTACAGATAAGCTCACGAGAGCCTAAAACTATATATGGAGCTAACTCATAAAGCACACTTTCTAACAAGTCTGGATCTATAGCATAGGTACTAGAGATAATTTCTATATCTCTTACATAATTTCTATTTCTATAGAAGATTCCTGTAGCTTGCGCTCTAGTAATATTCTTATCCTTAATATCAGTCAGAGTAAATCTATTCATAAATATACCCTGAATATACTTAGTGAAATCAATCGTAGAAGTGAAATACTTCTGCGTTTTTCCTACTTTAATTCCATAGAGAGGTGGAACAGCTCTATAGAATTTCCCTGCTTCGATCAATCCTGGCATATACATCAGAATGAATCTAAGCAATAAAGAATCAATATGGGAACCTTTACTCGATTCTTTTACATACCTTATATCGCTATAAGGAATAGACTATATCATCATCTTCAGCTTAACCTGTAAGACGCTTCCCGTTTCGGATTTATTATCCTACTCTACTTAGTTACTCATCAGAGTTTTTCATCTGATTACCCTTTCGATAGTCGTTGAACTTTCAATATCACTTCCTTTCTTTATATAATATTGCTTAGCTGCTGATTGTCTCCTCAGAGAGTTCCCAGCAATTAGAGAAGTTTATTATCTTACCATTTCTGATAAGGCGGACAGCTCCCATGGTTTATCCGCATCGGCATCAGCAAAGGATATTACTTTATCCCATTTCACTTTAGAGATATCAAAATCTCTTCCGTATCCTCCGCCGATTAAGCTAATGATTGCAGCAACTTCAGGATTGGATAAGAACTTAGCTCTGCTTTCTTTAAAAGCATTCGGTAATTTTCCTCTAATGGGAAATACACCTTGCCGTTCAACATCTCGTCCAGATGTCGCTGGTCCCTTAGCTGATTTACCTTCGACTATGAATAACTCTAGACCTTTATTTCCAGAAGGCTGTACATAGTCTTTAGGTTTTCCAGTAATCTTACTAGAAGTATATTTATCGGAGAGCTTTATCTTCTCTCCCTCGCTTTTCATTCGGATCTCTCCGACCTCCTTGAGGAATTTACATAACTTCTGTAATTCCCCAGGACTCGTCTTAGACCATTGATCTAATGAATCCATAGTCAGTTTCTTTACAAAGGATTCCATATCTTTATTGGATAAGATTCCTTTGAACTGACCCATGAATATCGGGTTGATATGGTCTACATTAATCACACATTTAAGACCAGTCTTAATATCATTGCTGGTGATAGATAACTTAGATTTCTCACTAAGATATATCTTATTCATGTAATTTCTCAGATAGGTGCAAAGACCATCTAAGAAACCAGACACATGAGTACCACCACCGGTTGTCTGTGTGAAATTAGCGAAAGATATAATATCTTCCGCAGACGTTAAGTCGGTAGAGTCATAAGTGAAAGCGGCTTCGGCTTTCATGATCTTCGTATCACAAGAAAATGTGACAGGAAGTATCAATGGAGTCCGAACTCTTCTTTGTAAGAAGGACATGATGCCATCTGTATTAACAATTCTTTCATCTATTGCTAATCTGCCAGAGGCATCTTCTCCTTTAAAGTCCACTGTAGTACCTATCGGTAAGAGTGGAACTATATTTGCTATCATGGAATAGATCTCATTACAAGTGAGATTAACCGGACCCATGATACTTAAATCCGGTTTCATTTGAACAGTGGTTCCTTGTCTATCTTTTGGAGTAATAGACGAGTAAGGAATCTTATGTTCATCTTTAATAAGTTTTCCTTCATGGAATACTATCTCATGAGCTTCTCCGAGTACATAAGAAGTAGCTATAAAATCTTGAGATAGACTCATAGCAACACCAGCGCCTACTCCATGGACGCCGGATGAATAATCACTCCCCTCTGTATTCTCATAATGAGAACTAGAGTGAGCTTCCGAGTATATCTCTTTCATCTTTCCATGCGGAACTCCTCTACCAGTATCAAATACTATAGCAGATTGATCTTGTTCACTAAAATGGATAGCGACATAATTACATGGAGAATCTTCTCTTACAGCTTCATCAAAAGCATTCTGAGCGATCTCTCTAATACATGACTTCCATCCATTATTACCAATCTCGCCTATATACATTCCTGGTAGACTTCTAACTGCTTCTACGAATTCAAGCTTCTTAATCTTGCTTCCATAGCTCTTAATACTTTCTTCGTATTTAGAGAGGTCATTGCTACCATTTGTACTAGCGTTATTTTTCTTCATAAAGAGTACACCTCGCTTTAATTTTTAGTTCATGTAGCTTTTCACTTTAATTTGTTTTTAGAACGATTTCATAATTTTAGTGTTCCCACATAAACGTAATTTGGTTAGTTTAGGATAGGTCTAAAAGTTAAATTCTTAGACTTATTCATTTTCTCACTACTATAATATACAATCGATTGTAATATTACAAAAAGCAAATAACTATGCTAAAGAATGTATCCCTGTCAGCCATTATAGACTGACAGGGATAATGCAATCATCCGTATTTTTTAAATGTTTTATTGATCTATCCGATGAAATTACACCTGATAGCTCTTGGTCTGTACAATTTCCCCATTTTTATTTTCCGCAGGCGGAGGGGTCGGTACTGCGGGAGCCGGAGCAGGTGCTGCTGTATTTGCAGGAACCTGTCCATAAGCAAACGGGTTAGTACCACCTACGGGATTCGGCACATAACCCTGCTGTTGCGGCTGCTGAGGCATGTATCCAGGCTGGTAATAGCCTTGCGGATATTGCTGTTGCGGCTGCTGAGGCATATAGCCGGGCTGATAGTAACCTTGCGGATTACCAACAGGCTGAGGCTGATAATAACCAGCATAGCCAGCATAGGGATTGTTCAGCATAGCCCCCATCATCTGGAAGCCATTAGTTGCAGCCCCACCATAATAGTTTGGCTGGTTCAGTGCATTATCGTACATGTCGAAATTTTGCACTGCCCGTGTATAAAGCTGGGGCAATTTCTTGAGAAGCGGGATCATCTGGTAATATTGTGTGATCAGCTTCTCCGGTGCATCCAGATAAAGAGTTTTTGAAGTTTGCAAATAGTTAATAATTGTATTAACTGCATCCTCGACGTCCTTTTCTGTTACATTGGTGAGAATAAATTCTTCACCGCAAATAGAGCAGCGAACTTTACGTTCTCCGTTGCTGAGGACCTCGACCTCGGACAAGGCAGAGCGTCCATCAGTCTCCTTATGCGTGCATGCGGCACGCCAAAGGTCCTCTTTCGGAACCTCAATCGTCAGTGTCGAATTATTAGTTCTCAACTGACTAATCATTTCCGGCGTAAGGGGCTGCGTATTTTTTGCCTTTGGCATCTGTTGGACGCCCTGGCCATACATGGCCCCGTAGGGGTTATAAGGATTTTGATACGGATTCTGGTAATACATACTTTACTCCTCCTGATTTATTTTGATACTCAGAATTTTAAATGCTTGCCTAATACATCCAGTATAATAGGGTATTGCTAACTACATGCTTTTGGCATGCATTCTATTCCTTGTTCGCTATTATAATATACAATTATCTTTAAGTTTAGTCTGGTATATTTTATAACTTTGGCCAAAATAAAGATAAAGGTACATGATGAATTTCATGTACCTTTTAGTTATATGCTTAAGAGAAGTTTACATTCGGGACAGTCTCAGAGTTATAGGTATACCAGATACGGTTAATGCCAGTACCATTAGAGGTATACTTATTACCATTCGGCTTATGGAGATTCTTGAAGTTGATAGTGAACAGGCCAAAGTCCTCTGTATCTTCTCCAGAATGGATATTCTGGAGCAGAAGCAGTCCAGACCACTCTCCAGCTTCAACCGTAGAGTATTCGCAGTTGTTAAAGATGATATTGACCTTAGCATTGCTATAGTTAGACAGACGTACTGCATTATTGTTCTTAGCACAGACAAACTTGCAGTTCTCAAACAGCACTGTAGCCCCATCTTCAAACTGGTACATGGAGACATTGTTGTTTGTGCAAGCATCCGAGGAGAACGAGCAGTTCTTAAAAGCAATAGACTTGATCTTACCATCTACAGACTGAGAAGCCTCAAAGCTATTATAGATTTGAGCATTACCGCTAAATGTGCAATTCTCAAACGTAGCAGTATGAGAATTCATAATAATAGCGGTTCTCATCTTAGTATTTGCATCTGTAATAGTGCAGTTCTTAACAACTGTATCATCACCGCTAATAACCAGCATATGAGCAGAATTGCTCGTATCGGTAATAGATCCATTGGTGATAGTAGCATCTGTCAGAGTTACACCATTACCAGTAATAGTAATAGCATTAGACAGAGTATTCTTACCACCATTGATAGTTACATTATCAGTACCAATGGCAAGAGTATCAGTTACTCCACTATTGGTCTTCTGAAGGATAATAGAAGAGCCTTCAGACATAGTAGACAGGAACTCAGTCAGTTCAGCGACACTAATAGACTTAATAGAAGTCGAAGTAGCTCCTGCACCAATCTTAGTTACATCTACTACCTTATCTGCAACTAGAGCCTTGCGTCTAACCTCAGGTACATTATTATAGTAGCCTGTGCTGACAGCAGGAGATAGAGGCAGACTAGGCAGATGCTGAGCCCACTTAACAATCAGATTCTTCTGATCCTCACTTACAAGATCCTTGAGCATTCCATCAAGTAGAATAGTCAGACCTTCAAAGTTCAGATTAGCTTCTGTGAGATTGATGTTATCATAGCCCATGCTATACATTGTATAAGGAGTCTCATCCTTAACATAGCTATTCGGATTTGCTGCGATGCAATGAAGCATTTCATGGTCATTATCGAAGATAACAAAGTCGTTATTGTTTCTGATGGTTACACCATCATTACCGACATAGTATGTAGAATTAGCGACCATCTTACCGTCGCTCTTTTCCGCATTCAACTGTTCCTTCAGATAGTTTACCTGATCGACAGTCATAAAAAAATTCCTCCTTTATAAAAAATAAAATTGGGTCTATAGAGCATTTAATCTCTATAGACCCATAAGCTGATGCTCTACTGATATGTTCTCTTACAGAGAATTCTTATATCTCTGTAATTCCTTTAACAAAGGAGCTATAAATCGAGAATCTCCATTCCCATCTACAGCATTATTGAGAACACTCATGAGCTGATTGTAAACAAGAGTCCATCCTTCTACTCTTCTCATATCAGCCATGAGCACTCCTTGAACATCAGGGTTATCGCTATTGCCGTAAGTATACTGCATAGCGGTAACATGAATATTCGCTCTAAGAAGCTCTTTCTCGACCTCCTTCATAGTAGCTTTGACAAAGTCGAGATTGCGGAATATATGCCCATCATTGAAGAAGTTGAACTTCCCCTTGGCTATATCCCGCATCACCCGTATGCCATACCGTCCCATGTCTCTTACATTAGACATGGGATCAGGATTAGAATAATGAGGACCTCTAGTAGGTCTTCTTTGTGGTTTTTGTCGTTGATCCATTTTGTATTCTCCTTTCATATATTATATCCATGTGGATCATTACTATAATATATAATTGTCATACATTTTGGCCTTCACCATCATAGTCGAGAGGCACTTGACCTACTTCATCTGTAGCATGAGCCTTGAAGTAATTCATAGCTTCATCATCTTCAGAAGCTACTTCATTATCCTCAGCTTCTAACTCAGAGCCTTCATAAGCTTCAGAGTCATCTACATATTCATCAATAGAGAATCCCATCTTTCCATAGAATCCTTCTACCGTCTTGCAGAACCCATAGACAGAGATAGCTTTATCGTAGTTAATCATAAAGTACTCTCTCTTATTGGTCTTAGAGTTGGTCTGCTTTGTCTCGGTAAGAATCCGAGAATCATATACATTGAAAACAGAAGCTCCATATCTCTGGAGATAGTTTTCAATCATCCGATACGCGGCAGTTCTTCCTTCACATACTACGAAGATACCACACTCATCTGTCTCCAGATCAGTGATATAATCCTCAAGCTTCAGAAGAAGAATATAAGTCTTCTTCTCTACGTCCTTATCCGGAATCATGTCCACTCCGAATGTCTTCTCAGGTTTCTGGTCTGAAAATTCAGAACCAGGCTTAAAAGACATAGGGTCAACCAATACCTTCTCATTCTCGTTACTCATAATAAATTACCTCCAGTATAATATTTAGCATTGTTTTTTACGATTATACAAGCTTTAGAGAATCTTGATATAGCCGTATAGTTTAATTTATTCATATCTCTCATAGGTTCTTCAATATAAATACCAGTATTCCATTGAGAACCCTGAGAAGTGTGAACCGTTTGAGCATAACCAAAATCAAACTGATTAGCTTGCTTTGGTCTTCTTAACATCTTTAACTCCTGCTTTCTATTAAAAGGAGCTATGAAATATTCATAGTCTACCTCTATATCATAGAAAGGGCAGTTAGTCAATACAGGATTAAAGTCTATTGTAAATAGCTTATCCTTAAAGCTTCTTACATCGGGTTCATTAATCACTATACCAGACATTCCATTGGTTAGATTAATTCCTCCAGCTTGAAGAGTCCAGTTATTCTTTCTACAGATTAACTTCTCTCCCATATGAGGTAATGGACCTTCGCAATGCATAATTTCTCGTCTATAGAACCGATTATATTTTTCTCTTGTATTATTGGTTCCACAGAGAATGATATTAGCATAAGCGAGCATCTCCATTGTAAGCTCATGCTCTTGAATGACTAAGCAATCTCCATAGTTACCTAAATGAATAGGTAATCCATGAAGTGCTCTTTGAGATAAATATACAATAGCAGAGTTCTCTGCTTGTCTCATTATCTCTGTAAGAATCTCTACTCTTCCTGTAGTAAGGAAAGCAGATGATCCCGTTATAGGAGGAATCTGATTAATGTCTCCAGCCACTAGGATTTTCTTTCCTATTGCTAGGAGATCATCCTTCATCTCTAATGGAACCATTCCTCCTTCATCTATCACTATGAGATCTATATTAGCCAACTCTTCATCGTTTCTAACAAATCTCGTTCTAGTAACAGGTACATTGAAGTATTTGTCCATGATAGGTTGTCCCATATCATCGAGCATAACGTCTTCTACACAGACGTATAACCAAGAATGAATAGTACGAGCATTAGGCATGCCCTTCATTCTCATTACGATTGCCGCCGCTCCCGTATAAGCCATAGGAGCAACATTGATTTTTCTCTTAGCTGCTATAGCATCTACTATAGCATTCAGCACAACAGACTTTCCAGTACCAGGTCCTCCAGAAAACTGGAAGACCTGTTCTGAACCAGAGAAGAACCAAGTAACTGCTTTAGTTACAATCTCCAACTGTTTCTGATTCAGCTCTATATTCATACTTCCTAGCCTCCTCTTCTTTCATGTGCTCCTTAAAGTTTACATAGTCCCATATCATCTTTCTATAGATATCAATGTCGGGACGATCGATATTCGCTAAGACATGTCTTATATATTCATTAACTTCGACTTTGTAATTCTCCTTATCGAAGTTGGCCTCAATGAATTCATCAATTTGCTTTATTACAGTTTTCGTACTATACATAGCTTTTCCTCTCTTTACTTAGTCTTCTTCTTAATCTCTTTCTTCTTCTTATCATATTTCTTCTTAACTTCTTTTTTCTGATTAGCGATTTGAACCGCTTTAGGAATATCAAATTCGCTAAGATCAGGCTCAGGTTCTCCATTAAGCTGAAGAATAATATCGGCATATCTGCATTGATCTCTCAGATATCCCTTAGATACCAGCTTACTGTCTTCATTCTTAATCTCGAATCTTGCTTTATTATCGTCATCATCTACATTGTACATGATGTTATAGTGCGGAACTTCTCCACTTTCTTGGAGTTTCTCCATATAGTAGGAGAAAGTTTGAGACATCATTTTGCTACTATTATAGGGATCAAACTCTTCTACAGACCCTTTAGGATAATGCATCCCAGTTCCATAAGCAACCAGATCCCTTTCGCTAAACTGTACTTTCTCTCCAGTATCTTGATCTACAATATGACCAGTCTTGTCGATATCAAAACCGACCTCAGACATAAGCATATTATTAAACTTTCTTGATAATTCATCCATGTGAAATATCTCCTTCTAAATAAAATTATCCCCTGCACCTCCTTGGAAAGTGCAAGATAAAACTATAAATTAATTTAGAGTTAAACCCCTGATAATTATCTAAAGGAGGCATATAGAATTGCTACCTAAGAATACAACTACTATCGAGGAGTTCGTCTCTTCTGCTTCTAATACTTCTCTATCATACAAGTCATTCTCCTTTCTTGAAACTATGTCCAATGGTACGCAAGTATCTATTCTCGATGTAATCAATGACTACATGGATGAGATTAGATCTTTATGTGTAACCGTTAAACTCAGTGATGATGAATATAGAAAGTATATGTATAAGCCGAAACTTCTCTGCTATAATATATATGGAAATCCTGAATTATATTTTGTAATTCTTCTAATCAACGATATGGCTGATGTAAAAGAATTTAATAAGAGGACTTTCCTTATGCTTAGTAGAGATTATATGTCTCAGCTTATGAGCTATATTTATAATTCCGAAATAGATAGTATTAAAGTGTATAATACTACATATGGCGGAAGCTAAAATCTAGGAGGATATAATCCTCCTAGATAATCTATTAATAAAAAACCATCGGATCGATGAGTTGTTGATTTCTCGGTTTAAATGCAATAGGATCGATCATTGCAGATGATAACGGAATTACCATCTTTGGTTTCTCATAAAACACCATAGGATCGATCAAAGGTACGAAATCTTGAATAGAATCTATAGTATTAGCACTATAGATAGATGTATTAAATACGGGTGTATGATTAAGGGATTTAGACTTTTCAAAGTCTTTCACTTCATTCATCTTAAATCCAGTACCAGTAGAAGGATTAGACTGAGTATTCATCTGAGTTCTCAAAGTCTTCTTAAATACAGGCTCAGAGCCAAAATCTTCGAGAAGTTTAATACTATTAGGATTAGAGAACGGCAAGAAGATACAGTCGAGCGAACTAGCTTCATATCTCTTCTTAATTCTCTGTACTCCAAGATATTTCTTGCCTTCTGCTGTATACTCAGGAGTAATAGTAAAACAACCATCTGAATTATTAAGTAGCATCATTGATTCACTGATATTGCTTCTTCCTAGAATACGCACTAAGTCTGTCCTACTAGCGCGTTTCCCATCATCAATCTTTTGGCTTGCATCTCTATTTAACTGAGACACAGTAATGACGGGAATATCTTTAAATTGGGAGAATACTTTAAAGTCGTCTACAACCATACCGTATTCTAGGCGAATATCGGTGTAATGCTGTGTAGATCTAATACGTCCAATATAATCCTGAAAGAATGCAATTACCTCATAACCTTGATCTTCAAGATCATCTGAAAGAGTATAAAGATAACTTGTATCTACAGAATTGGTTGGCTTATACTGAATGATAATATCTATCGGGTCTTCAGGAGTTAAATTTAATCTTCCCTCCGTTTTAAGAATATTGATAGCAGTATCAGCATCAAAATCTGTCATTTTCGGTCTACCAGTTGCAATGCCAAACAATCTTTCAATGGTTTCTTCTACTGAGTTTTCCATTGTAAGCATTACAATACATGGACGTTTAGTTGGATCTTTGCATTGATAACTGCAATTATACTTCTTAATTTGATACATTAGATTTAGGATTGTTGCGCTCTTACCTTCACCTGGAAGTCCAAAATAGACATATACTCTTCCTGGCTCAAATCCACCGCCAAGAAGTTCATTCATACCCTGCATTCCAGTGCAGAGTTTTCTCTTAGGGCTTGCCGCTCTATTATAGGTCTCTCTAATTGATTCGTCAAAGATTTCGTCTCTTAGACTAAATATCATATCCATGCGATCTTTATTTCTATTTCTTCGAAATTCATTCTGTACTCCATTTAGAGTATTCTTAATATCTTCTACAATTTCACCTCTATTGCTATATTCTCCCGATTTAAATCTTGTGCATACATCCATAATCTTGTCTACGCTCGTATAGATCGAGGCATAATTCAAAGTCTGCGAAACCATCATATTGATGAATTCGAGTTCTGCCGCAGGAATATCCTCGAAGTTATCTAAATCGACGATTCCATCGTCTACAATAACTCCACCATTGATATGCTGTACGATAAGATATGGATCGATGATGTTTAACCCTATTCTTGCTTCTAAACCTTTCTTAATAAAATTTATCCGCTTTGCTTTCTCTGGATCATTTCTATATCTTTCAGGGTTTACTATAGAAATGAATTTTGAAATATTTACTAAGTTAGCATGTCTAATATATTTACTAGTAGACACAACCATCTTACAAAAGAGATCTAACGTATGTAGATCTACTGCTATATCAATGATATCAGTTTTCTCTTTCTTTTGTAGCTGAGAGTCATAACGACTCTTTCTATCGTAATCCATAATTCTGTCCTCCTCTTCAGTCAGAATTTTCTTCTGGTATTAATATGTTTCAGGTATATTTTTTGTCAATATTCTATATTTCGATTTATCTTTAACTTAGGCATTACGGTCGTATCGAAACCTCTATGCCCATCTCTCTTACTAGAGATGGAATAATACCTTTCTAGTCTTGAGACTTCTTTATCAGTCATAATTTTCCTCTTTATTTCATAATCATTTATGTTTCTATATATGGCAGGCATTGACTTTTCCATCATTTCTATGCAATGATGGAAAACAGGTCTAATATCTACAATGCGTTCATACGCATCTTCAAATATATAATATATATTTTCATTTTTGTTTACTTTGCTTGTAAGAACGTATACGATATATTTCATTGCCTTTACGACCTTTCTCAAAATATTCCGGAGAAATCCTTTCCAGAAATGATGTCTTTTAACTGTTGAACTGTCAAAATGGTCTTGCCTTCACAATGATTAACAAAGTTTACGAATTTGGTATATCCATCCATAGAGCTATCTAAGAGAAAGTCCATCTCTCTATATTTATCTATAGTGGATTCATCTTGCTGATACATAGATTGCTCTGTATCAGCTTTATATCTTTTTACGACTACATTGGGATTTGTAGCGTAATACTTCTCGACTATAGCCTGCGTGTTAGGATCATTTCTCTTAGAGAAATCTATTCGGACATGATCTATACCACAAGCTAATAGATTATCCAGATAAGCGGTTACAACATTCGGGTCATTATAGACTATATCATTTATATTCACAGTATCATAGCGAAATGACTCGATGGGCATGAATTTATAATAATGCCCTTGATTGCTAGATAATACTATAGCATATCCTTTTTCTTCTTCTTCTCCGAATCTATATCGGATTGGATTGGAGACATAATACATATATCCATCTAAGCACATAGCTTTATGCACATGACCTGCTATAATGGGACCTCTACACCCATTAAAACATTCTAAGTCAAATACAGGGGCTCTCTTACTACCAAGCATTCTTTTATTAGCCCCATATACGGAATTGACTATGGTACCATGTAAGAACACTTGGTCGTATCTCTCACTTAGAAAAGTCGTATAATACTCTATAGGCTTTCCATACTCTTCTGGAATACATAGAATTTTTAGTCCTTTTATAATCTCGAATCTAATCGATTCTATAATACGGACATCCAATTCCATATCTTGCCTTAACCCATAGAAAAGAGATAGTTGGTTTGCATCATGAGAAGCTGTACCGGATAATAATACAAGAGTAGCTTGACGTTCTTTACATAATCTAGCACAGCGATTAATAAACTCGACTCCTAAAGTAATAGCCATATTATTGGCTAAGAACTTCTTGTCAAATAAATCCCCATCGATAGAAAGTATATCAAACTTAATTCTACTGATGGGCTGTAGGAATTGCTCTTCCAAAATAGTATAGGTCTGTATAGGATCTATACTTCCAAAGTGAATATCCGCAATATGAATTGCTACAACTTCATTATTCGGATTTGTGTTTTCATAATACCTCAATTTAATTTCACCTCTCCAAATAGATTTAGGACTTAGGACATTTATCCTAAGTCCTAAAAATAGCACGTTTTGATTTATAGTTTTGTTACAGCTATTTTACCAACCAACTAAAGGTATGTAACATGCTCAATTTCTTCGTATCTGAAGCCAAACCTTAATTTGATAACCTCATTAAACATAGATACCATACTTTGATTGACAATATCTATGATATGGTCTAATTGAAGTTCGTCATATACTGTTGGATTGGTAGTCCAGCTCATATCCTCAAAATAGAAGTTAGACTTTAATTTACTGCCATGGGTATTCTCTATGTCAATACCAACAGCATTGTCTTTCTCAAAAAGTTTTATGACAATAGTGCAGGTCTCTGTAGTAAGTTTAAAACCATTCTCTCCTTCCGAATACTTATAAGAAGAGAAGACTTTATTCTTACTGGAGTTATCATATCCATAGATACGCTCACTCAATTTAATAAAATCTGCAAATTGCCATAGAAGATTTAAATCTGGCGATCCATGCATGATCGTGTCTATAAACGCATCATATCTTTCTCTAGACTTATAAGCCTTAATATGATTGCGTATAGTATGTTTCTCCGGGATATAGATATCATTAAGTCTATCTATAAACAGATTAGACATAGTTTTATCGGGCATACTCTCTTACCTCTTTTCTTAAATAGATCTGATGCATTCTTTAGCAACCAGCTCAATCATTTCTTTTGCTCGTTTAGCTATAGTTGCCGATCCATCGCCTATAGAATCCATTTCAAGTCCCCGACCAATCGTTCCAGAGTTTATCTCTACATGGATTCTATCTAGCACTCTTACATTTATTTCAAATCTACCAAACCATATAGGACTCATCCTATAATTGAATCTTGCAATTCCATTCTTATAGGATACATCCAATTCTGGAGTAAGGAATGTATCTCCAATGGTTTCTTTCACAGTAACCATTGTCCATATAATGTCATGCAAATCATCCCTACTATATATAGGGCTTTCGATGATTTGCAAAGCTTTCTTCTTATATTTTCTCATAAGTAGCCATCTTATAAATCTCGGATACTTATGATATTTCTTATAAGCCTCTATAATATCAAATACCATTTCTATCATCCTTTTTGCCTTCTTGTATATTCATTCCAGATAATATCTATCAGGAATTTCTTTATAGCTTCAAATGATTTTACATCCATATCCATGGCACTAAAGCTATTGCCTATAACTACTTTACCAGGTTTAATTCCATCTGGGTCATAAATAATTCCGATACTTGTAAAGCTTTCTGTGTTATAAATATATATTAACTTTACGCATATCTTCTTTCCATAAGATACCATAAGATCTGCATTATTGCCATCATTTCTTTTTAGTATAACTGTAGTATCATTATCTATCTCATGCTCACATTCATATACTTCTCCAACTCTCCATTGACTATTATGATGAAGCTCTTCTGCTACACCGTCCAAGTATATGCTTGTAATGGGTTGGAGTAAATCCCAACCAATCACATCTCCAGGAAAACCAAATAGAGCAACAAAGTCGTTTCTGGTTAATCCTTTTCTCATCATCATTCCTTCTAACAATGATTTCTTAGAAGGGTCTCCGTAATACATATAATTCTCCTCCTTGTGTGTTTATATCTTTATAATATATAGCCAAATAAATTATTGGGCTGTTCCGGTAATGATAAAAAACAAAAGACTGGGCTTAAGCCCAGTCCTTAATTTTGACATTATAAAACTTTTCAGTTTCAGTAATGATTTCTTCACTTAATTCATGAAACTCATGATGATAGCTTAAGTAATATAATGGCTTTTTTCCGCCAGTTACAATTATGATGTCTCCATCATTGTGGTCAACAGCATTTAAGTCATCTGTTAGAACTACTGTTTTACTGATTATAGGAATACGCTCTTTCTTCTTACCCTTAATAATATTCGCAAGTTTATTTGGCGTTTCTGATTTAGTATGAATAACCCCCGCAAATAAAAGCATTGCTGCTATTACGATGAATAATGTTTGGCCTTTCCTTATCATTTCTTCCATATACGCACCTTCTTCTTAAGTATTAATATTATGTGTGATCCAGTCTATTGAATTAACCAGGCGGAACATTACAGTAAAATTTTATAGAGGAGGTCGTTAAACGATGGCTAAGACTTTTGCTAGTACTTATCTCTATAGCAAGTACGATCAATACGAGAAAGAAACAATTAATTTTATCATGAAGGCCGAGAGAATTGATCAGAACCTTCCTGAGTTTGAAGATATTGTGTACGAAGTAAAGAAGAGACAAATTAGTCCGGCTATTATTAAGGTCCTTAAATCTCCCAATGTAGTTCTTATGACTAATCCAAAGCCTTTGAGCAAGGCTTTCAAAGTTTTTTGTGCCAAGGATATTAAGTATAATAAAGACCTTAGAGTATTCATAGATGTATCCGGTATCATTACTATGGATGAAAATGCGGGTAAATATATCTGCAATAGAAATAATATCGACATCTTTATCTCTTATCTGGTAAGTGCCATGACTACCTATATCTATTATGCTCCTAAGGGAACTGATAGATTGGTAAACAATGCAAAGATTAGAAGTATTGGAGCTAAAGCATTTGCTGAGCTGTTTAGTCATATTGTAGATTATCTCTGCAAGATATCTACTATCTCTGGTTCTAAAAACAAGTCTAACTATATGGCTGCAACCTATTATCTTGTAAATATCATTGGTATGGATCAGAACTCTGAGGCTACTAAGAGTATTGCAAGAAAGACTGCTGATATCTCTGAGAGAGAAGCAGAGATTATTGATCTCCAGACTAAGAGAGATGCTTATCTGAATATCAAGTTCTTTGTAGATAATGTATCTGATATTCTTCATCTGAATAAAATGTCCCTCGATAATGTAATCGAGAGATGGATGTATATCTATGGAACTGGTACTATATTCTCCTTGGAACTGTTCCCCTCTTTCTCTAGTATGCTAACTGATGCTTATGTAGGAGCTTACATTAACAATCAGAAGACTATTGAGAAGATTGCAGGGCAATCCATGGTTGAATTTACAAAACAGATTCTTGCGATTGGAGCTGAGTCTGTATGAACCAAGTTGTACTTGATACTATTACTGCTCTTAAGAGTAATACAAGAACCAGTCTGAAATACCAACAGACTGCTCTTACTCCCATAAGAGATGATAACTTCATTGAATGTCGGACTATGGAATATATCTATAATGGAAATAGAACTATTCTTAATCCGAATATTGAAGTTGGATATAGATGCCGATATATGTATCTTAGACCTATGGATGTTAGAAAGTATATCGAATATAATGTAGTAGATGATAGATTAGAAGTTCTAGTCAATGAAGGAGTTATCTATCCATTCTTATTATTTATCAATGGTAGATTTGTTCCTTGGTCTATGATTAGAGTAATCTTAAGCAATGAGAATTATTTTCTTGTAATAGAAGCTAATAATGATTTCTGGATTTATCAGATTCAGAATGTAGATAGAATTAATACAGTAAGGCTTCCAGATGGATGTAGATATTATGGACAGCCTATTGGGGCTAAAGAGAATAAGATGTTGGGGTTTGATGAGTATGGATTACTCACCAATGTAGAGAATTGCCAATACTCTATTCTTGATGAATCTGCTGCTCTTGAGTTCGTAAACTATTCTACTACTAGAGAAGTAGCAGGATTTAAAATCAATGATGATCCGACCGTTAAATACTATCCAGAAAATGTACTCTTATTTAGAAATTCGGAATTAGATACGGATACTGAGATTCATTTTGATTCTACATATATCACTATTGGAGATGGAACAAACTACAGTAGAGATACTATTAGATTCAATGTATACAGAAATATCCGTTCTAATGGTACGAAAGACAATGTATCTAGAACCAATGTCGGTTATTTCTCAGACTATCTTTCGTATAAGTATAATGGATTTCCGAAAGACGATAACATTGAAAAGCTCTTAAATGAGTTTGATTTCAATATGAGTAGAAAGAAATTATATCAAGAGAATGTAGATGAGACAATCGACTACATTACCAAGTATAATCCTTTCTTATTTAGTCAAACCTATTCAGAAACAGATAAGACTCTTACCGTAGAAGAGATGTCTGGTCAAGAAGTACTAGATGCCGTTATGGAAGATGGTACTCTAAAAATTGGCCGTAGACATGGTAGATTTTCTGTAGAATATATTATCATGCTTGTAAATGGAGTTCTGTATGAATTCTATTACATGATTAAGTATTTTGCAGACTATTGTATTATTCCTATTCAGAATATTAATGCTGAAGATAGAATAGAGTTCTTGAGATTTACAGATATCAATAATAATACTTTTGATACTGTAATCAATAAGAATGATCCATATGGAAAGTATGATACAGACTATATCAATGATAGTATGGTGCTGTTCTCTACTATTCCTCCTACGAATGACTTTACTTTCCCTGAAGATGGTCTACAACATTTCCCTGTGGAATATACTCTGGACTATAATGAAGATGGAGAGGTTAAGATCATTCTCTCTGATGAGAGATATTATGGAAAGACATTAAAGATGACATATAAGAATCAATATCATCATTATTGGTTCGATGTTACTCAAAATGAAGATGGAACAGATTCCTATAGCGTAGATCTTGGTACTAAGTTTATGTATTGCAATGATTACTCACGCTATATGGTATTCTATAATGGTAGACGCTTAGGTACAGATCAATACAGACTTTGCTTACCTGTAAGATCTACTACGCCTTTCTATAGATTTGAGTTATTTCTGACTAATATTGTAAGCGAAGGAGATAGAGTAGATGTAATCTATACACCTTCTTTGCTTAAAGATGTTATACTCGATCCTGAACTGAATGAAGATGGAACTGTAACAGTGGATAAGTCCGATATCTCTTATTCATTGGATAAGTCTCTTTATTTGGTATGGGCTAATGGTAAAAAGATTCCGATGTCATGGATTTCTAATATAGATTCCACTCATATCAAGTTTAATACTGATATAGAAACTACTAAGACTATATGTATCACGAAGTTTATTGATGACATAGAAGAACTGGCTGTTCCCTTCGGTAATACTACTTCTGAATGGGATCAAGTTATGTCTAACTATAGTACTGAAGAACTTTGTGGCCTGCTTGGTATTGATAATACTACTATTACGAATACCGAGACAGATTATAGTGAAGGAAATATTTCTATCAGATCTCTTATGCTTGAGCTCATTAGACAGAAGTATGTTATGAATGCTGGAGTAGATACTACTAAGGCATTTGTATATGATTATCAAGATGTCGATGATTCTCTTATTGACGGCTATGATGCAGATGGAAATGCTCTGCTTGCTGTTAATGATGCAAATGAAACTGATAATATCAATGATATTGAGAGAGATTGGAAGTGATGAGAAATGCTTAGTAATAATGAATTAAAGAAGTTGGATTCATTCTTAGCAGAGAAGACTTGTACAGATATCGATCGTACAAAGTATATTCCTTTTTCTTTGAAAGATAATGTAAAGAAGTATACGATTTGTTTTATCTTTAACTGTAATAGCCATACAAATGAAGATCCGACTATTACTCCTGTACAATACACTGGAGTAGTAATTCATCTTCCTGCATATTGGTTGGAAGTCCCTAAGGAATTGTCTTATACATACTTGGTAAATCTTATTCAAGAAGTGTATGAAGATACGTTTACACAATGGGATATTGACCAAGCTGGAAGTAATGCTACGAATAGTGGAACTAACTGCGGCTGTGGATGTAATCCTGGAGGATGGAATCCGGTATAAAAATAGAAGAGAGGAGATTTCTCCTCTCTTCTTTTAAGTATTAGCCATTGTCCGGAATGGCTTCAAGTTCGTACTCATAGAACCAGGCGGTATTAAAGTTAGGAAGACGGCACTCCAACTGCTCATGGCCATAACGAATTACTGTTACAGTCACATTGGGGTCCTGCTTCAGACGAACAATTTCGCCGATAGAGAAATTGAAGTTATCGGCGTTGTTATAATTACGACCGCCTCGATCATTATATCCACGGTCGTATCCACGATCATTGTAACCTCGGTCATTATATCCGCGATTGTTGTTGTAACCACGATTATTATATCCTCGGTCGTTATAATTGTTCCAGCCCATAAATAACGCTCCTTTAAATATAAATATTGTTTGGTAAAAGGTATACCTTTTACATGTTATTTCTTATCAGATTGTTTATGAGTAACTTGTTTCTTACACTATCTCTATACTCAGGTTTGACAAAGTAATTCACATAGTTCTCTATAAGATTTACAGCATTATCTTGTCTTCCACTGATCTTGAATTTATTAATTCCTCTAGGAAGATAGAGATCTCTGATATCATCTATAGAGACATAATGATCTCTTTTAACCGGAGTATCGTAATAGTAGTATTGCTCACATCCATAAGGACACCTAAATTCCTCAGAGGGCTCAAGCAGTTGGAGTTTTTCAATACTTTTATAATGCTCTGCTCTCTTAGGACATCTTTCGATACAGGCTTCACTTACGAGAATTTCAATATTCTCAGGATGTTCCAGTTTATCTAAGGCGGTAGTATTATTCATACCATAATAGAGTACGGTAATACGATCCTTAGATAATTCATTTGTTTCTTCCACAGAGTCTACTCCCTTAGTAGTAGACCACAGCAGATAGAAACCAGGATAGTTTTCTTCTAAGTACTTGGCCAAGACAGGTTGATTTACATTGATACCATTCTGTACGTTATCGAGAATATGCCCGGTAGCCTGACAAATGGTATTGCAATAATAATCATACAGATGTCTGCCAGTAATTTGTGAATTGGTGAATGTATAACGAACAGAGATTCCCAATTTATTAAAAGCAGCAACAGTGCCGATGATATTCTCAATATTGGCCCATCCACAAGCAGCTCTGCCCGAATTCCAGATACATCCAGGGAAGGAGCCATATACTGAATCAATGACTACATCTTCATAAAATTTCTCTGGTTCTTCGCTCATCAACTTGAGGAGGGACATATTGAGATTATAATAAGAATAGAAATCAGGAATCGAAAATAGAATTTTATTACTACTCAATAAGTTTCGCCACCTTTCTCAATTAACTAATGGTTGCAGATTTAATAAATTACCAAAAGCCTTATTCAGTCTTAGTATCATCCTTAAGATTATACTTAGCATCATAATCTTTCAGTACTTTCTTTGATGCCTTTCGAGAAATTGTGGTGACGTAGTCACTCTCGTTTACGATATCTACATTATCATTGAAGTGAGGCTTCACGCCATTATATACTGTAATCTTCAGACCTTCATTCGTATTCTCATATACTAAATGCCTATAACTAGGCTCAGGTAAATCTGTAAAGCTAACAATGTCCGGATCATTCTTAATCTCTGTGAGTGTGGTTGTAGAATTAATAGGCTCGATAGTACATCCATACCGAGTTTCATTATATACCTTCATGTCAGGATGGAATTTAGGTTTTCTTTCATAGACTGTCGCTTTTACGCTCCAATCATAGTTTTCCATCCATACAGTATAGCCTCCAAAATTCTCTTCCTTAATATTTTTTATATCTTTATCCTCTATTTTTTCTTTATTATTGATCTTCTTACCATCTTTATCATAAGTAGGATCATTCTTTACAGTACGAAGATCTTTAAACTTATGAGACTGCTCTTCAGCAATAAGTCTATCCATCGTATCCATACGAGCAAGATTAGTGTTATTATTTCTATTGCTAAAGAATTCACAGATATTATTTGTATAATCGGAAACCGTTACCGGTACATCATCTGGTGTATCTTCATACATCAGATGAATTGGCTCAGATCCATCTACATCATCATCTGCATTGATTTCATATTGCTTCTCAGCAAGTTTATCCAAGAATTGATAAATAGTCATCTTAGGAATACAACCCTGCTGCTCAATATTTCTTCCATTAGCAGATTCAATATAAAGCTGCTTGAATACTTCTGGTTCAATTTTATCTTTAATGGGCTCATAGTAATTCCAGTAATAGAATCTCATTCGATTCAATTCTTTATCACTCTGAAGAGGCCATTGATACTGATTTTGAGAGAAGAACCAATAGCAATTAAACATTACCATCAGAATTTCTCTAAGAATATAATTGGAGTTTACATAGCGGCGTTTAAGATGATCAATTTGCCACATCATATTGCCCAAGTATCCTGTTTCGCCGCTGCCACCTCCATACATACCGTTATTGAAACGAGTGATAGAAGTATTCTTATGTCTCCACATATAAAGACCAGAATAATCTCCTAAAAACCAAATACGGTTAGTGAGTCCTGCGATTAATCTATTAAATCCAGTATCTTCATTAGAATGAGAAACATTCATTCTAATGCCATATTTATCTAGAAATGCCTTAGAATAAGCGTGACAAAATACCCAAACCATCTCGGCATTATGAGGATGTAGCATACCATCTTCATTCTGCTCTAAGAATTGGCCAATAACACAGTCTTGATCCTTTTCAAACATGCATCTCTCAAGCATAGAGATTGCATCAGGACGACAGAAACAGTCATCCGCATCAATAGCAGTAAGACATAATCCAACTGCATGATCGAATCCAACCTGACGAGCGCCGCCAGGCCCAAGACCCTTTTCAAGACGAATTACTTTAATCTTCATAAACTTAGAGAAGATCTCAGCAATCTCATCATAAGTTCCTTCTGTAGAACAATCGTCTACAATAATTGTTTCAATCTCATGAATATTCTCTTGCATAGCAATACTCATAAGAGTCTGAGAAATAGTATCAAATGCATTAAATGCGGGAATGATAATACTCACTCTTGTAATAGTCCAATCCTGAGTATGATTTGCTACAGGATTAGGCATATATTGATAAGGGGGGAGATTTCCCAACTTATAATTCTTAAGATCCTTTTGGTTGATTTCAATATGTCGCATAAATTTAATTACCCTCCTCCGTCTTCATATACGATCTCTCAAATAACTCCCAGTTCTCTACCGTAAAACTGCCATTCTTATATCTAATAATGTAATCTTTATTAGTAGCTCTAAGAACAGCACCATCTGGTGTATGGACGTATGCTATGATATTATTGCCTTCAGACAGTGTGATCTTATTAGAAGACTCATCTTCATTATAATAAGTAATATGAATTGTCTTATCTTTCATAGCTTCTCGTATGAAATTAGGAATTTCAGAATACTTAGTAAATTTGAGTCTCCATGCTTGAACTGTTTCGGGCTTCCGGCAATAAGCGCATTCCATTGTAGTTTCCTCCTTTTAAAGTAAATTATTATCTGGTTAAGGCTTTAGTAACTTAACGATATTTCACATATTAATAATGACTTTACTTATAAGGAGGCATTATAATGTATTTAGAAATGATGGGTCTGGCTGAAAGTAAAACTTCTGGCCCAGATCCTTTTATGGAAATTAATGAAGCTGCTATTATGGAACAAAAGATTCTTACCATGATTAACGAGGCTTATTATGGTAAGACTCCTGAAGTGAAGAACATCGAAAGATGTATCGGGGCTGCCAGAAAAGCGTATATGACTAAGCCTCATAGATTCGTTGCTTCGCAGGAAGCAAGAGATATAGAACAAGCGCTTTGTGATGCCTTCGGTTTTACATCTTGTAGCTTTGATATGGATATGCGCGGAGATCATAACATTTTCTCATATCCTATTTCAAATCATGTTACAAATTTTAAAGATATGCAAAAGTATATGATTTCTAAAAACGGTAAAGGAATCCGATATACTAGAGACGCAAACGTAATGCTGTATGTCTATGTGACTAAGGGGTTATTCTTCTATCCAGATTATACAGATGCTGAAGTAACAGCTCTATTGCTGCATGAAGTTGGCCGTAATTTCTTTAGTGCAACAACTCAATCCGGTATGGTACTAGCCAGAATTAGACAGATACTTATGCTTTGTTTAACCCCTGCACTCCTTTTGCCTCAGACCGGTTTTTATAGAAATTTCTATATTGATATTAAGAATTCGATTGAAAAGAATTTATCTTTCTTTGTAGATGCATTCTCTTGTATATCGAATTTTGTCAAGGTAGTAATCGGAGCATTTTTACAGGGTCAGATTATTATAACTAATTTTTTAGCATTAATTAATCCAACTTCTGTAATCGCTTCCATTCCTTCTCAAGTTGCAAGTAAGCTTAACCTTAATAATCTGATAAATGTTGTTTTTATGCCTATCGGATATAGAGAAGAAGCAAGTTCCGATATGTTTGTAACTTCTTTCGGCTATGGGATTGAATTAGCATCTATTCTATATAAGTTGAAGCACAACTCAGGAGGACACATAGGAGTACAGCTCTACCGAGACGGAGGGTCTTTTGTCGGAAATTATTTTGATCTTTTGATGATTCCTTCTAAGATTATTATAAATATATTTGAACCTCATCCGAATGCTTGTACTAGAATTAAGAAACAGTACGATTATATCCAAAGAGAATTACAAAAGGGAAATTTGAATCCAGAGATGAAAAAAGAACTTAATAAAGAACTTAAAGCAATCGGAGAATTGCTTGATGCCTATGTAAAACTTGAAGATGACGGATTCTTCTTCTCCAATGGATTGGACAGAGCTTTTCTTAAAGTATTTAATGGCGATATTCGAGATATCTTTTCTCATGGTATGGAAGATGAATATGATAAGAATGTTGAGAGAGCAAAAGAGAATTATAAGAGATATGCATATTAAAAAGAGATTACAGAGTGGTATAAAACCACTCTGTAATTATATCTTAGGAAACACAAGAAAGAAAACCGTCATCCATAGGAGGTATGGATTAAATATATGTTTATATACTTCTTAGATTAATACAAAACCACTCATTTTGGCATAGACAACTTATAATTAAGTGTAAAGGAGGTTATAGAACTATGGGTAGTTTTACAAATACATCATACCTCAATACTCTTAATAGTCTCGTAGAGAGTAGTAAGAGTAAATTGAATAACCCGTATTATTTATTCTCGGATAAGAAACCTACACCTGTAACCTATTATAAGCAAAATATAAAGAAGACTACTCTTGATAGGGCGTCTCATATGCAGTATGCTCATGTATCAGATCAGTCTGCTATTAAATTTAATCAAATCAACGAGTTCCTTCTCTATGGACTTCCTGATATTACAGTAGAATATGATGTTGGAGATAATGGAGTAGAGGCTAATGCTATTTCTGGAGATTGCACTATTCTTCCTAATACAATAGAGCCATTGCCAGGAGACTTCTTTTCTATAAATTATATTAAAGAAGATCTATTATTCAAAGTAGACTCTGTATCTCCAGATACATTGGATACTGGAGCCAATATCTATAAGATAGAATTCCATCTTGAATTGGTGGATAATAGTGAGAAGATTAAAGACCAAGTAGTAGCTACATATAAATTCATTGTAGAATATGTAGGGACAGAATTTAACTGTCTCATTTCAGATGAAGAATATAATTTAGCTACTTCTATAGAAGAACTACAAGAATCTCTTGTAAACTATTATAATTCTCTATTCTATGATTCAAGAGTACAAACTTTTGTATTTAAGTTTAGAGATACATGGAACTTCTATGATCCATATCTAATAGAGTTCATTAGAAGAAATAGTCTTATGTCATATGGAGATAAATATATGTATGTAGGACATCAGACATATGTAAGTCCTTTCTTCGGTTATGAGTACTCTAAGTCTTTCTTATATGCTATAGAAAGTCATGACTTGAAATGCTTTGGTAATCTTGTATTTGCCACAGCAGATTTGATTACTGATGCTAACTCTCTATTCGTAAATAGACTGCAAGACTATTACCAGATTAAGTATAATGATAAAGATACTCTTAAGACTAGATTCACTGTACTAGATGAAGAAGTTATTCAACACATTCTAGATAATGAGCTATTTGATGATAATAGTTCTAAAAAGATATATAATGTGCTGATTTCTTATATGAATGATGATGAAGATTATATGACTCAGTTTGTTGCAGATTGCGTTCATGATTTAGATATAGCAGATGAGCAATCAGCTTTCTATCTGATTCCTATATATATCTTTATTCTGAGTTCCTATCTAAAAAATAATGTGTTAAGCACGACATCCGAAAACAACTAAATAACTTTATTAAGGAGGAATCTATTATGAATGACGTTGAAAGACTGTTTCATGAAGACCTGAAGCTAAATATGTTTCAAGAAGTAGTTGGCGATGAAGACTATGAATTTGTAGATGTTCTCGATAGAGAAGACGATGACTATAGCTCTACTATGGAGGAGATTTAAATATGGCTGTAATTAAGACTGTAAATATTAAGGCTAATATTCCTGTAAAGAATGTTCAGCCTCCTATCTATGGGGTACATACTAAGATTAAGATGAATCTCGGAAATATTCTTAAGTGTCTCTGTAGAGGAGCTATTGTAGACGAAGTGCTCTCTGATGGTTCCACTGTACGTCTGAACACTAATAACTTCAGATATGATTTTGAAGCTGATCTTCAGACCAGACTTGCTAGAGAAGCTGCAAAGAATCCTGTAGTTCAAGAGTCCACTTCTACTGTCGTAGAAACCCAGGCAATTCAAGAAGAGACAGTAGAAGAGGAAATTTCCACTGAGCCTGAAGTCACCGAAGAGGAATCTTCCGAAGAAGAAGAGGAAGAGACTGAGGATGAAGAAGAGGAGACTGTGGAAGAAACTACCAATGCTACAAATCAAACTGCTAACAATGTAATACGCAGAAAAAAGAAGAGAAGAAGATAAATATAAAAAAGAGAGAGCTTTAGTTAGCTCTCTCTTTTTTGCAAGAAGGATCGGATATTATCCTTCTTATAGTCGTATCTGACCTCTTCTTTATTATCTTTATATAGCCAGTCATATCTAAAATCTAATCTATATCCTTTTCCATTTAGTTCATAGTCATAGTATGTAAGCTCTGTAGGCATCCTATATTTACCACTCTTATACTTACGTAGTTTATCACTATTGATAGTCCCATTTACTGAGCATTTAATCAGTAAAGGAATTAGATAAATCTTAGAGGTGTAATATAGAGTTTTGATTATATGTAAAGTATCCATTCCTGAATACTTTAAAGCTTCGCTTACATACATGGACCTATAGTTAATATCGTTAAGAAAAGGAAACGATCTAACTCTATTTGCTGGTCTAGTTTTTCTCATAGTGAAGGTGCATTGCTCGTCTGTGGTTCTCATTATGATTTCCTCCTCTAATAATTAATACTGTTTGGATTATAGGCCCGATCTATAATTAGATCTCTTGAGACTCCATAATCCTTTTGTCCTTCATACACATTTCTGTGTATGATCACGCTTCTACAGAATGGTCTAACTCTCTGTATATTCTTTATTAATATATTGTCAGAGTTGTCATTATCTGCATAAATATGGAGATCGAAATTCATAATCTGAGAACTCATGATAATGAAATTAATCAAACTTGCATAATCTTTTCCTCCAGCAGATGCAAATATAGAATTGACTTTATTAGCATTCGTATTTAGATATACTCCTAGAATATCGAATGGGCCTTCCGCTATATGAACTTCTATAGGATATAAAGTATCTACTTTAGTAGGGATAAAATAGAACTTATTCACCGATCTACTATTATAAATATTATAGTTGACATATCGAGTATCTATGCCAGAATATAACTTTCCTTCTGGTACTAAGCGTCTCATAATAATCATATCGAAGCCAACGGATAAGAATCCTAAGAAGAACATATCTAATTGATCTGCTACATCTTTTGCTCTAGTAATCCCTATATGATTTGCATTTAGATAATCATATAGATTTAATACTATTCTCAGATTAGTAATATCATTTAAAGATAGAGATACTCCTAAACGCTTATTGATACTTTCAAGTTTTTTATACGTCTCAGGAGCATCTCTATACGTTAGTATAGGATTGGCTATTTTATGAATTCGCGTTTTATCGATATATTGTCTAGAAGTACATTTAGAGGATGATTCTATGATCTTTCTGATTAAATCTCCATCATAGCATCCAATATTTCTTAGAAATTCTCCATCGACAGTTCCATGCGATTGGCACTTAAAACAATTATACTTTATACTTCCATCATCTTTTAAGCCAATATATAAATGGCGAGATGATAGATCTCTAGAGTCACCACAGAAGTGGCATCTCTTAACTACTTCTCTTCCTCCTGAAGCTATAATAGCATTTTCATTCTTAATCAAGTATGCTTTTAAAGCTTCAAATGCTTCAGTACTTTCATTCCTATTATTCATTCTTCTATACTTCTTTCTTTCTGAGACATATCTCATATCCTAAAGCGTCTATATACTTAATAACGGATTTCAAATAAGGACTTACAGATCCATCATTTTCAATACCAGATATACAAGACATAGATAAACCGGATTTATAAGATACATCTTTCTGACTTAATTTCTCTGACTTTCTTAGATTTAATAAATCCATACGCAATAATCTCATAGAGATATAATTCTCCAACTTAGATTCCGGATCTTTAAATACTATAGGATCTCTTAACTCTTCCATACTACTTACACCTCTATATTAGCAATTCTATGGGCTAAAGCGATCTTACAAGCAATCTTAGATAAATCGGTTATCTGAGATTTATTTAATGCAAATCCCATTTCAGTAGACTTGACGATGCCATCTAGCTTTATTATATCTACATCGCTAAATACAGGCATATTAGACGGAAATCTAACTACTATAGTCTTATTAGAATCATCTATTCTAGTTAGTAATTCTCTTTTCACATCCAAATGCCTTAAGGAATAAGAGTCTTCACTTTCTGCCGGTAATAATACAGGAGCTACAGGAATAACTCTATATTTATTAAAGCCGGTTCGTTTTACTACTCTTACCACTACGGGATCATATTCATACAGCTTAAGAGAATTATTCTTATCTAGTATATAACTTGCTCCAATTTTAATTCTATTCTTAAATATATTAATCATAATTAATCGCCTCCGTTTATTTGTCTGTTTTGGTTATAATATATATCTAAGGCATTACTATAATATATGATTAAAAAGAATTTATCGGCCCAAATGCATGGGCCGATAAATACGCAGTAGACAGAGAGAAAATTGATTCAAGAATTTTGGAGTTTTTCTGGTTAAATATGATACCCTGTTTTTCGGTGCATGGATGGAAAGTGCGTTAATCTTTCCACCATTTAAAAATGTGACTTGAGAGTGACTTGTTTGAATGTAGTTTGACTACGGGAGTCGGGTGGTAAAGATATATTCGCAGAATTCAATGCTCCCACCGATAAATAACTTTATAGGAGTCTTACTATATATCCGCATATCTTTAATATTATAGTTAAAAAAATAAAAATGGACAGATTGTAAACTGTCCATTTTTATCTATATAATTCTTATGTACGTGTCTAATCATATCATATTCACATACATAAGAATTTCCTCTGAAGCAATTTCAGCCGTGACATTTATACTTCTTCCATCGATTTCTTTATCATGGAAATTGATATACTCGAAGTCGGAACTTAAGACAGCCGCAATGATTCCTAGAATTTGTTTTTCTATTTTATCATTTCTATACTTCTCTCTAATAGAAGTATAGACTTCACTGCCTTCTAGTTTAGTTAGTTCTTTCTTATTCACATTCTTTCTTGTAGCCATTCTTACAACTTTAGAAGAGGTTATAGCAGCAAGTAGATACATGCCATTCTCTTCTAGAATCTTTCTAGCCGCAAGTATAAGAGTGATATAATCATCCAGATTGATACAATTAACAGCCTGCGTATCCAGAAAATACTTATAGAATAGATTGAATACAAGCATCTTCTGTAGACTATTAATCTTAACCCTTCCAGTCTCATCAGAGAGTCTTCTCTTAAAGAATCTTATCTCTTCTGGATCGAAGGGTCCAAATCTTTGTCTGATTAGTTTCATTGCTTCATCAGCACCTATTTGATTCTGCATTGCTAGAGCAGCATCTGCTTTAGTAATATAAGACTCAAATTTATCGAATTCAGAATTCATCTTTTTACATTCTGTATTTCTACAGACAATAGACTATATCATAACCCTCGGCATTCTCCGTTAGGGCCCCATCCACTTCGGATAGCTCTACAGTATTGAACTACCCTACTCTACTCTCTTTACTATATCTTTAACTCAGTGAGCGATACAATAAGATTTCGATAGTCGTTGAACTTTCGTCTGTGCTTGTGCGCGCTTGCTCCTTCCTCCGGTAATTATACCGGTCTATTAGGTTTATAACTTACATAAGGATCTTTTGCTTACATTTTAAAATCATTATGGTATTGGATATAGGTCTTGCACCTATCTGGTCCTAAAGATATCCAATATATTCAACTTCCGATTCGCACAGCACTGTGCTTAGCTGCTGATTACCGATTACTGATTACTACTTAGAGTTTCCCCATATAGCATCCTTTAACTTCTTTCAGATTTTCATCTCCTTCACGTATGCATAAAAATCGCTCCGTTGTGGCATAAAGGCTTTACGGCTTCCCAGCAATTCAAATGGTTTTTCCTTGTTATGTTTCCATATCAAGGGGACTGAATCTACTCGAATAAATTAGTGTTATATTCGTAGTAACTTAATCCTCGTCTCTCTTGCTACTACTAAGAGCAACAAAAGCATATTCGTATTCGATATTGGTGATTTGATATCCGGTGTTCCTGATAACGGAATTATAATTTCGTAACTACCCCATATCGCTATGGAGACTAGACTATATCTTCATCCCTAATACTTTTACCATACTAGGGATGTCTCCCATTTCGGATTTATTATCCTACTCTACTCGGTTATTCTCTTAGATATTTCTTCTAAGATATCCTTTCGATAGTCGTTGAACTTTCAATATCACTTCCTTTCTTTATATAATATTGCTTAGCTGCTGATTGTCTCCTCAGAGAGTTCCCAGCAATTAAGGAGAATTCAGTCATAATATTGCTATTATGCTGCCCTGAATTCAAGGTGTATTAAATTCCCATTATACACATATTTGCATATAATATTTATCAGGATATTCTGAACTGACTGCATTGCATGAGTTATAGGGTCATTACCTCTAATAGATTGCTTACCCCATATAATAGGATTCTGCTTGACGGATCTTATTACATTGGAATACGCTGTCTCATACAATTTAGAATAGATATCTATATCATACCCATCTATGACCTTATCATATATTTCAAACAAAAAGTCAGACGTATTCTGTATTTTTCTGGAATACATGAAATGACATAGAAGAGGAATGATTTGATTTATTTGTACCGAGATCTTCATCATCAGCATAGCATGTTCATCATTATACTGAAGAGAAGAACTAGTACGGGACTTATAATTCAAGCTAAGGCAATAATTAGCAGCATTCATATTCATGGTCTTCATCTCTATCGGACCACGTATGATATACTTCATTAGATCAAAGAAGAACATACTCTTCGTATATCCTTCCTCATGATCGATCATATACTTTATTCTGCAATAGGTTGAGAAAAGCTGATGATCTCTATCATAGAATCTCTCAAAGTAATTCAGATATAAAGTGATATGCTCTCGCATAGCTACGGAATTATAAGACCGCTTTGGACTCATTACAAAGGTATTACTAGCGCTTTGATGACTGTCTCCAAAGTAGCCAGAGACATCAGCTATAATAGCACCTTTCGTAGTTGTGAATATCATTTCCTCCTTGGTAGGAGTCCACTCGTCCACTGGTATAAACTCTTCATGTTCGTAAAACTCTAAAGGGTCTATCAGTTCTCGTTTTTCTTCTTTCATTACGAATTCCTCCTTGTCGGTATTCACTAAGATAATATATAATTATTTTTTATTTATCACCCTCACATTTGTATTCTTATTTGTACTAGTCTTTCCCTTGATAGGAGACTTAGGCTTAACTACGTTGACTATACTACCAGCCTTCGGAATAGGCTTTTGGACAGCAGGTTTAGTCGAGGATTTAGATTGCTCTTTCCTCTTCTTTTTAGCCACCTCCGCTCCTAACCGCTGTCTATCTGCAATCTTCTTATCTGCTTTCTCCAATTTGTTTAGAAGCAATAATTGATTATAAGGCCTTGCGTTCTGCCTCCAATAAACCTTATTAAACAAACTTCTAGACTTCATATGAAGATAACAGAAATAAAGAGATTTCACATATCCAGGAATCCCATAAGGATTTCTTTCATCAGGTTTTTGCTTTAAAGCAATCTTAGAAGACTTAGCTTTAAATTGGTCGATGAATAGTTCGTTCTTGGAAAATACGTATTGATAAGTAAATACAAAGGCCGGATCATTAGACCAGAACCTAGCACCATAATTCGTCAGATCGTTTGCTGTTGCATTGGTAGCATCTATTGGGTAGAACTCTATCACTACATCATAGTAGAATTTCTCTACTACTTCTGAAGGGATTTTCATATAGCAATAGTAACAATCTGTCTTTTTATCATAGTACAATTCGGTGACAAAGGTACCATTCTCCCTAAGAAGAACAGCCCCATATTTCTTAGTATACAAATCTTTGTACATATCCCGTTGAGAGAAAACCGCGTTTTTCTTTCCTAAAGGATTTTCGATATACTGTCTGAACGTCATCTTCATAATGTCATCACCTTACTTAATCAATGTACATAGATTAATCGTTTGTTACTTTCTCATTAAATTTGCATTTCGAGAGTAAAAAATTAACTTAGTAACTAAATATTAGATGTGCAGGTATAGTGTAATGGTAACACATCACCCTTCCAAGGTGAGGTTGTCAGTTCGATCCTGATTACCTGCTCCAATTAAAAAAGAAAGATAGCTGTTTAGCTATCTTTCTTAATTTACCATATTAGAGTCAATCTACAGCCTAATGCAATGATTCCCGTAACAACGACTACGAGTGATATAGATTCTGAAAAGAATTCTATATCATCTTCAATATCGTTTGTATCTATTTCATCGGAGTTTTCATTATTACTTACCATAGTTGCTAGTATAGTAGCTATTGTGCTTAGCATATAGAATTACCTCCTTACCATAATAAACTTATTCTATGGATAGATACTACAACTCCTATTGCGGCAATTATTAATACTACGAATTTTATTACGATTACGAAGCAAGCTACTTTAGCATCTACATTTTCAAAATCACCACAGACTAGAATTGTAACTGATGATATTTGAGTTGCAGAGAAATACATTAGCAATATATACAGCAACAACTCTACGAAACACCATATATTATATAGCACAAGAAGTCACCTCCGCGTATAGTATTAATACTCCGGTAACCGCGAAAAACAAAAATGCAGTTACCACAGCTCCAATACAATATATGAATAATAGGAATTGAAGATTCTTTTCTTTTATTAAGAATGTCTTTATCATCCATAAGATTCCGAAGTCTGTTTCAAATCCATGTATTATATTTGCTATTAAGAGTCCTATAAATATACATGTAGGAATCCCCATTACAATTGCGTATAGTATGCAGCTTAGTTTAAACATATTAGATATAATCTCGTTCATTTTAATATCCTCCTTAAATTATTCTATTGTCTTCATCATTATAATATATAACTCAAAGAGAGAATAGCTAAAGCTATTCTCTCTATTATTTTCTTAGAATACAGGATTAGTAATCTTCTTCTTGTCTTCGTCTAATATCTTAGTCAAGCTATACATAGATTGGATAGCTTCCTTATCAGAAACACGAACTCCTTTAGCATCCAATCCTAATAGATTCTTTCTGGAGTTAATCACTCCCATAAGTTCTTTATTAGCTTCTTCGCTATATACTCCCTTAACTGTGCATTGGTCTCCATCATAATCTCCTCCGATACCTTCCAGCATCAGATTACTAATACGAAGAGTATCTATAAACATATTCGAGGTATCTTTACCGATATCCCTTTGCCGTATCTTAGGATATTTCGGATAAAAGGTTTCTCCTATAACTACAGGTTCTGTTTCTACCATAGAAGATATCTTTACTCTAGAAGGAAATTGATTGAAGTAACTATCAATCGGATATCTTGTAATAAGAACGCACTTATCTTTTACAGCTTCTGTAGCAGCCCTATAGAGAACGTCACACCATGTAATATCTCTCTCTACAATATGCTGTTTAGGATTTTTTTGAACTTCTTCAAGGGTTCCTACATGCCCGTAGAAATGCATTCTTATTGTAGGTCCTTCTACAGTATGTATATCTATAGGAATCAATCTATTAGAGAATCCAGTAAGATATCTATCTATCTCTTTTCTAATTCTTTCTTCAGAGAATTCGATCTGATAATCCTTCGGATGAAAGTATTCGACTTCATTTTTGGAATTCAATATAGCCAATGTAGAATCACTAGAGAATTCATTTTCAAAGAATCTCCTAGCATGAAAAACTACAAATGGATAGAAGTTTGCTAAAGCAGACGACAAAGGGATTACACAGTAATCCAGATCAACTTCGATATCATCTACAGATTCTACTCTAAGAGGAGGAGCAGACATTACCAGTCTTGATGCATAGTCTGTTGTCTTAGACAAGACTGATCTTCTATATACACCAAATTTTCCAGGAATCTGTCCAGATACTACATCAGTTCCAACTGTAGTGCCAGAACCAAACCAATCATAGATAGATACCAATAGCTCTTGGATTCTTCCTCTAGTAGCAGATGATAGACTCAATCCATAATCAGCCGATTCTCTAAGAGCTTTAGTAGATATAATAAGTGATCTATATAGGGCATTGATTTGATCGATTGTTACTTTACCTTGATCTGTATTGATATCTCTATAATATGGAGGGATAACTATGTATTTCGTGATAAAAAATTCAGGCTTGCCTATATAGCGCATTATAAAATCGATATTCATATCTCTCTTATTAGAGTCAGTACGTATGAATTTATATTTAGTGATATTCTTTTTAAGAAACTCTATACCAGTGCCGCCATTTTCATCTTCTTGTAGACGCCCGTGCTCATCTATAATAAAATTCTTTATACCATGAACACAGTCTTTAACAGATTTATCTACCTTACACCACAGCTTATATATCAGCGGATTTATGAAAGTTTCTACTAGATCTATATACGCGAAAGTATTAGCTCTCTGATACTGAGTAATACCAAAGATTTCATTAGACCAGAGACCATCTGATGTAGGAACTCCTTTTCTAGCAAATGCAACAGGATTTACAATTTCTTTTAATTCATTAACTTTGACCAACTTATCTGGGTCAATAAGATCTATTCTAAGATGTCTTGTATTATCCATAAACGATTCACCTCTTATTTTCATGTTTTGATGACAAAAAACAAGGGGGTTTTACCCCCCTTATTTATGATAAAAGCACGTCATCGATTTTGAAGAATAGTTCTTCAATATTACAGTCATAGGTGCTATAAATTGAGTGCACTAGTCTACAGACAGAATCGATGACGGCTTTCGTACTTTTTGTATTCTGAATGCGGCCAGCATAATGTTGGCCACATTCAGGCTGGTTTATACTTACGATCCCGGTATCCATATGTACCAGAATCGTTTCGCGGTTTAGCGTCCCGAACACAAGGGTCTCACTTGTGCTCCTTTCTTTCACGAGGTCAAATGACCCTATGAATCCGGGGCGCTTTATTATTCCTGCAACGTTTTTCATATTCTTGTACCTCTCTTTTCTAGGAATTTTATTTATTATAAATTCCTTTCTCTATATATATAATATATAACTGAAAAAAGTGAGTTTTACGAAGGCCTCATTTTGAAGCCTTCGTAATGATTGTATATATGATTTTCCCGTTTACTGCCATGGTTATATTGTATGGCTCTCCGTAAACAGTAAAGGTTAAACCATTCATATATTCCGATAATCTAGCAGCATCTACCTTTGATTTCATGGTAAGTTCAAAAGATATGGGCTGAGTACTACTAGCGCTAATTTGTATATCCCCTCTATTCCCTATAATGTGATATAAGGTCATTAATTCGTCGAAATTTTGGGTAATAGCCTTTATATTATCCTCATAGGAAATAGATTTAAGAAATTCTTCTGTAGTGTTCAATGATTAAACACCCTCCTCCATTATATCTACTATATCTTCAATATCTACATTGGGAGGAGATGCCAGTTCAGGTTGTGACTTTGATTTGTCTTCGCTTCCTTTATTTACATCATCTTGGGATTCTTTCATCTCTTTATTAGCTTTAGCTTGAGCAGCGGGAGAAAGCCTACGATCGAACTGTTTAGGAGTAAGCTTCTTAGGTTCTTTTTTCTTTTGTTCCTCTTCTCGCTTCTTCTGTTCTTCTTTTCTAGCTTTCTCTCGCTCTTCAGCTACAGTGAATGTGTAATAGTAGAGCTCATGAAGAATATTAAATGGCTTATCATATAAGTCCATTATAGTAATTCTTCCTCTGAGCTCTGATACTATTACACTAAGAAAGTTTACATATTGGCGAAGGCTCCCAAGTGATGCCGTGTAAAAAGGATAGCAGCCGCTGTAGTATCAGTATTCTCTGCAATCTTGGTTTCACAATGGGGGCAAACTGCTGCCGGAATGAAGTAAGAGATATCTTCCGTTACTTCTTCGATCTTATTGATATGGCCGCGAAGAGTATAGAACTCATCCGAAGTCAGCTTCTTAAGAATACTATAAAGAATCTTGATCTTCTTAACGCTGCTCTTTACAGCATCTCCAGGTACAGAAGGAATCTTAACAGGCTGGAGCTCTTGGTTTACATAATCAATTACATAAACTCCATCAATATAATTGATCGTATTGATCAGATCTGCATACTTCTCCAGAATATTATCCGGCAGAGAAGCATTCTCCATAATGATATTATACAGAGAAGGAGTTCTAATACCGAATACATACTGGTCGGATACCTGAATCAGATCTACATTATAATCAATTAGACCATTATCGGTAGACTGATCTACCATCTTCATAACCTTTTGCTTGATGGAATCATCCTTATACTTTACCATATCAGAGAACTTGACTTCCTTCAGGAATACCTTCTTGCAGTCAGGGCACTGATACGATACAAAGTTTGAGGAATTGAAGGTTGCCATATACATAGCAAAGTAGATATGGTCCAGATCAGAATACTTAGTCTGCTTCATCCAAGTAATGAAGTCAGGCTTCTTAGCATCTACAACATGATCGTAGATGATATGATAAATCTCTCTAAGAGTATTTGCTCTATTTCTATTATAATTCTGAGGATCGAGCTTAATCAATTCCGGACCAGTCAGTCCAGACATTGCAATAGCCCTGCCGGAATTATAAAGGCACCAGTCTGCAACAGGAGCTTCAGACTTATCAGCAATAATTAGCTTACTAGCTCTAATAGACTTAGTACCGATCTTAAACTTAGAAAGGTCAAGAGAGAACTTAGGCTTAATAACCTTCTTAGTCTCCTCCTTAAGAGCTTCAGCGATATGTTCCATCTCTGCTTCTTGCTCAGCATCAGATTCTTTCTTAGCATTCTCTGCATCATCAAGATCATCGTCGAGCTCATCATCATCGTAATCGAAGTTATCAGTTTCCTCAGTAACTTCTACATTACGACTAATAGAAAGAGTCTTCTTAACAGGCTCTTCTTCCTTAGGTTCTTCCTCTTCATCCTTAACAATATTAAGCTTTGTATTAATCTCAGGCTCTTCTTCTTCCTCTTCATCATCACTATAATCGAAGAAATCATCATCTTCGTCAAGATCTTCTTTTTCTCCCTTAGTATTTTCATCTTCATCGGGATGTGCAGGAGTTTCATCTTCCTCGTCTTCAGATTCCTTTTTATTGATATAATCCTCGTACATCTGAGCTTCCAGATCTTCATGAAACTTAGTGATATTCTGCTTCTCTCGTTCTACAGCAGCATCAAGTGCTCCAAAGATTTCATCTACTCCAGTATCTCTAACTTCCTTCTTAGGAATAATAGTAGTAGGATCAAATACTTCTGCATTCTCAGGAATATTGCCTCCAGAAACTACATTGACAGATCTCTTAGCAACATTCTGTGCTTCCTTATCTGCACCAAGAGATTCCAGAGTCGCAACAGTAACTTTATCTTCCTTATGTCTTGTCAAATCTAACTTATATGAACCGGTAATCATCGGTTCGCTGTCTTCATTAATTCTGAAATGGTTTGCCATTAGTTTTAGTCCTCCTTGCAATTATAGATCATTTAGGCTCTTATACTTCGACGATACTGTATTATCATTTTCGTTATAGAAGAATGCATAGATAGTATTATCTAGCTTAGCAGTTATATAACAAACATGATCCTCTAGCTTTACTGATACTTCTACCGCTTGATATTGCGGTAGATATTTCTCTATCTGAGTTTTAAAATCATCTCGAAGAGTATATAACTTATCTTCGAGAGTATATCTATATTTAGATACTAAGCCAACTCCCATATCAGGATGGGATTGGAAGGTACCTGGGTCTAATAGTAATAAATGAGTAAGATAGGTGGCTATAGCCTCTCCGTTCTCTAATACTTTTGGCTCTCCAAATTCGTTTATGGAGAATGTATATTCATGAGTGTTTATAGTGATTCACCACCCTTTCTTTATATTAAAATTTTAATATTTAGTTCCGGTATTAAAATATAATAGCCTCTCCAATGACCTAATTATAGCAAGCTCAACATAATTATAATCTTATTTAAAACCAAAGGAGGAGATACTTTTGGCTAAAAAGGTTTATAAGACATCTAGAAAGTATAGATGTCCATATTGTGAAAAGACCTTTCCGAGAATGAATCTTATACAGCATGTACAGAATCAGCATGAAGATCTTATTCCAGAAGAGTATACTGCTACAAGAGTAGTATACGATTCTATTAATCATACCGATCATGGAACTTGTATGGTATGTAAGAAGCCTGTATATGAATGGAATGAAAAGACAGCTCGATATAATAATTTATGCGGCTCTAAAGCTTGTAGAGAAGAAGTAAGAAGAATCGCTTTAGAGAGACATATCAGAGTATATAATAAGCCTACATTATTGAATGATGCTGAGCATCAAGAGAAGATGCTTGCTAATAGAAGAATATCCGGTAAGTATAGATATAGCGATGGCACTATGATGACTTACACTGGAAAGTATGAGAAAGAGACTTTGGAGTTTATGGATAAAGTATTGAATATCCCTTCTAAGGATATTCAAATGCCAGGTCCTGTATTGGACTATGAGTTTAACGGAGAAACTCATTCATGGATTACGGATATCTACTATATTCCGGCTAATCTAGTGATAGAGATTAAAGATGGAGGAGATAATCCGAATAAGAGAGAAATGCCTATCTATAGAGGAAAACAATATGCTAAAGAAGATATGATTACCAGTTTAGGTAAGTTTAATTATCTAAGATTGACTAATAATAACTTCGAGCAATTATTGCAGGCTCTAGCAGAAATTAAGTATGAGAATATGGTTCATCCTGAAGATCCAGAGATGAAATATTTTATCAATGATTCAGCTAAAATATTCTTTAAAGAAGAGGTAGGAGGTATTCCCCCTCAGAGTGCTGCTAATACTTGGATTACCCCTAGATTGATGAGTAATTCTTTTGATATAGCAATCGGTAATACGGCATATAATAAAGTGCTTATTCGAGGAGCTAATGATAGTATAGTAGAGATCCCTAAGGAAGATCTACCAAATTATATGGATGCTGATACAATAGATGAAGCTATTGTAATAAATAGACCTATCCATATTACTCGAAATATGACTTTCTCTGAAGCTTTAAATGCAATCTTTGGCCATAAGTTTAGATCTATTGATGAAGCTATGCTTGACCCAGATTGCAAATATGTAAGCTTTAAGTCTCTTAATTTAGAGAGCGAGTTTATCAAGACTGGTATCTATAGAGAGAATCAAATCCTCTCTGGAGAGATCAGAGCATTTGATAACTCTACTCCTATTAAAGGAGCTGTAATCTTATCTAAAACTCCTGATGGAGTATTTATTCATACCCCTAATGATTATTACCTATCATCCGTTGTATATAATTCTGTAGAAGAGATTCCTCAGAATATCATAGATACAATGGATGATCTATATAAACAATTTAAGGAGAGACAAAGAGTATGAGTAATTTACTTAGTAATGAATTTAGTGTAAAGCGTTATATAAAATCTCCTATAAATGAAGCAGAGGATGATCGTAAGGCTTATAACTTTAATGCTATCTCTAGTTTTGATAATGTAGAAGAATTAGAGGATTGGAGCCGAAGATCTAATATAACCATTATTACTCCTCAACCTACATTGGAAGAATTAGAGGAGTTATGGATTAAGTTTAATATGCAACCAAGAAAGCTTAGAAGAGAAGCTGACTGGGAATTATTAAACACTGTAGGAGTAATGAATCAATTTTATTACGAATATCTTAGGAATGGATTTCTTGAAGAGAGATCTGATAATAGAATTATAGCAACAGAGTCTGCTAATAGCGAAATTACTTATAATCAGCATGATATAAGAGAAGTCACGGAATGGTCAAAAAAAACAGGAATACCCGTTATAGTACCGACTAGGACTATAGACGATTTAAATGAAGCTTATGAAAATTGGATGTCATATAGCTCTTCTATTAGAGAGGAATCCGATAAGACGTCTAAAGAAATTCTAGGAATTTCAAACGAATCTAATTATAGATATCTTAAAGAGAAGCTTTCCAAAGGAGAAGTAATAACAGAGTCTTTCTCTGAAGACCCTATTAATTCTCATTATAGATTTGCTACTAATAGAGAGATCTCTGGATTAGACAGAGCAAGAGATTTAATCTCTTTAATATCTAGAAATAATGAGGCTTATGAAGATGCTATCATATCTGATATAGTAGATAAGTCTACCACAGAATATAAAGCATCTAATCAGAATCTTAGTTATAATCCAGTACCTGGAGAAGATCTTCCTTTCTATACTCCAGAAGAGATTATAGACTTTGGAGTAAATCAACCAGATCCTACAGATAACTTCTATGGGACCGAAGAGATTAAGAATGTCTTTACAGAGAATCTTAAGGATTGGTTAGACTCTTATAGAAGATATTGTATCGGATTAGATATGGAGTATAAACCGGTTGATTGGAAAAATGCTGTAGAGAATCTTATGTTAAAAAAGAAGTATGCTCCAGAGGAAGATCAGGATAAATATAATCAAGCTATTCTTAGTCTCGGATGGCCTCCTGAATATGAATTCTCTCCAGAGAATAGAGTGAAGGCTACTAATAGAGTAAAGAGTAAGCTGGCTGATATGAATGGTACTACAGAGTTTATTGACCTCACTGGAATGGATGCTACAGATGAGGATATCAATGAATCTAATACAGAACCATTAAAGCCTGTATTTATTGTTCTTGATGTAGGAACAGCTTGGTTCTCTAAAGTAATTCAATTAAAGACTCAATCTAAATATACCCATGCTATGATTTCATTTGATCCTACATTGCATCATATGTTTTCTTTTGGTATAGATGGATCTAAGCGAGGAGTTGTTGGAGGATTCATTGAAGAGGATATTAGAAATAAGAAGTCTAAAGAAATAGGGGTATTCGCTATTTTTCTTAAGAATAAAGATATGGAGAAACTAAAGAAAAATATAGACTTCTATATGAAGAATATGATGAAGACTAACTATGCCTATTTGAATCTATTTATCTCATCTCTATTTAGAATTCCTATGCAAAGCGATTCTAGAATGATTTGTTCTGAGTTTGTAGATAAGATGCTTAAGCTAGTCGATATCGATCTGACTCATATGCAATCATCTCTAGTAGCACCTGGAGATTTTGATAAGATGGCACAAGTAAACAAGAAGATCTATGTAATGTATAAAGGTGCTATAGATAAATTTAATCCTAAAAGAATGAAAGCTTTAGCAGCTAGATTAGCTAGAAAGGCAGAGCCTATTAAAGAATCCTCTATGGATTCTATCCACTTAGCATTTGCTCTTATGAATAATATCCATAATCTTAATAAGCTTCAAGAGATAGCTTCTTATATCAGTGATCCTTATAAAGATTTGGATAAGAGAACCGCTAGAGTATATGCAGAAATGATAGAGCCCTGCCTATATGCTAAACCGTATTTAGAAGCAAAAGATCTTCCTGTATCATTCGATAAAGAGGGAAATCTCTTTATAAAGAATATAAAGAGAAGAGATTATGAATCTGAATATGCTAAATGTCATAAGCTTCTTAAGAAGTACGAAGAGTCTGGTAATATAGAAGGAATCAAGTACGAGCTATGTAAGCTTTGGGCTATGAATACTGCTATAGAGGAGACTCTTTATAACTCTGATAAGAAGGATAAAGTAAAAGAGCATAAAGCTAGGTCTAAGATTCTTAATGACTTCAATCATTATCTTAAAGTCGTACTGAATGAGGAGCCGGACTTTAATTTCGAGGAGTATTATAATCAAAGCCCCTTCAGTGACGCGATGATTAAGATTAATAAGGATACTGTCATTTGGTCTGCGAAATTGCTAAAATCATTAATGCCGACGATCTAAACCTATAGAGAAACCCTTATCTGGGTTTCTCTATTTCAGTTATATATTATACTAATGTAAATCTATAAATTATCATTATAGAAACACATAAATAACTACAAAGGAGGTAAATACCTATGATTAGAAGAAATAATGATGAAAACATCGCAGAAGAAAAAACTGAGGCTATGCCTGCTGAAGTTAGTGCAACGCCGTTTCTTGTTGGCCATACTGGAGGACAGCTTACAGGCAGTATGATCCTTAAGGAGATTGAAGCTGAGCATATCAAGATTAGTCCCTTCGATAAGTCTATGATTAATCCGAATAGTGTTAATCTTACTCTTAATAAGAATCTTCTTGTATATGATGAAGAGGTTCTTGATTTTAAGAAAGAGAATAAGACCAGAAGAATTATCATTCCTAATACCGGATTGGTACTTAAGCCCAATATGCTTTACATTGGATCGACCAATGAATCTGTCTGGACGGATAGATACATTCAGAGTATTGAAGGAAGATCCTCTGTAGGAAGATTGGGTCTTAGTGTTCATCTTACTGCTGGATTCGGAGATATCGGGTTTGGCGGTACATGGACTTTAGAGATTGTAGCGGCTGCTCCTATTAGAATCTACCCTGATATTGAGATCGCTCAAGTATCGTTTACCACACCTTATGGAGATACTGATATTCAGTATGATGGTAGATATCAGGGACAGTCTGAGCCTGTATCAAGCAGAAGTTTTATGGAGAAGAAGGTATATATTAATGAAACGTAAATATATGATAGGAAGCAAATTCTATCTATATACTACCGATAGTGAAATTCCAACAATAGCAAGATTAGTCTCTTACGAAGAAGGAGACAAAGTAAAAGTAAATTATGGTGGTTATACAACCATCGTATACAGATGTGAGTTAGATAGTGAGTTAGAGAAAGGATTCATTACTAAAGTAGATGAAGATATCTATAGAAGAACTATAGAGGGATGTGTAAAGGATCAAAAATGGTTTAGACTTATGGGAGAGAAAGAAGATCTCTTTATAAAGTTTAAAGTATGCGATTCTACTGCTGTTATCTCTATAGATGATTTAGATAACAGATTCGTCTTATTGAATCCAGATGGATTTATAACGATTTCCAATATCATCTATGATAAAGGAAAGTCTAAAGATGTAGCTGTTACTGTTCATAAGGGCAATGAACTTGCTCCATCTATAGTTGCTAGACAGAATGTATTGGATATATTCTACCAGCCTAGAGACTATCATAGAAAGGTAGGCATGGCTGTAAGTAGAGAGACCTACGGTAATGCATTTGATACTCTATATGATGCAGAAGAAGCTATAGACTTTAAGAGTATTGCAGCGTATAAAGAGGATGACTTAGATACGATTCTTAGATATATTGGGTCTACTCGAAAATATAATAATACTCTTAAGAGAATAGCTGCTATCAATACAGCCAAGATATATAGAGATATGTATATTGGGTTGTGCCGTACAGTAAAAGAGCTCTTAGATAATAATGAATTTATGCTAGAGTTCAATGGGCTATTTGATATCTTAGAGTATCCTTATCTATTCGACCTTAGTAGAGTAAATGCTATTGGTCATGAATATGATTGGTTTCAAGAGATATTCCATGATAGAAAGATCGTAGACCTGAGATACTTCCCTTATGATAGGACTATGGATTTAAAAGATATCCTAGAGAGAGATGAGAAGTATTTCTTTGTAAAGGCTATAGATGGTTCTATATTCCTAATTCTGTATTATGATGCTAGAGATGTCTATGGCTAAAAGATGATAAGTAAAAATAATTATGACTATATATTATAGTAATGAGCGTGAGACATAATAGGTTATATTTAACCTTTATGAAAACACTCAAATAAATTATATCTGTAAAGGAGACAGTATAAAATGGAAACAACGAATGCAACCGTGAAAAAGGAAAAAGGCCGTACTAAACTTGAGGTCGAGGACTTCATCAAGTTCGACCCAAATATTGAGTCGGCTTATGTCAACACGATCGAGTTGCGGGAAACTGTAGCTTGTCTTTTCAAGCCTGCGTTCCGTGACTACGCAGACTGTAAAGTATGCTTAAATACAGGCGATGTGCCGCAGGCAGTAGCAGCGGACATTCCGATTGGAAGTCTGTATGTCAAATTGTATTTCCGGCCTAATGAGAGTCGGAGCGAAAAGGCGATTGCGAACATTGTTGGCCGCAATCGTTCTGAAGGAAGATCGAGATTCGATAGTCTCTGCCGTATGTCTGGAGCAAACTCTGGTCGTACGTATGACGTAACGACGGAAACCTATGAAGCGTTGGATGACTTCCGCTTCTTCAATCGTCGTAAGGCGAACTGGAACAATCTCACTTCTGAGGTTGTATCCCAGTATGGCTATAGCGTAAGCTATAACGAGGAGATTCTGGTTGAGATTACTGGCATCTCTTTGGAAGCTGTACTGAATAAAGTGTATGGCGAGCGGACCGACGAAGGGTGGTTCCAGTATCAAGCATCACCCGTGCAGTGCGTCGCCAATGTAGGCGGCGAATATGTCATCCAGATCACCAAGCTTGATATGAAGAAGCTTGATGACCTCCGCAAGCAGCTTGGCGGTCCTGTACAGCATACAGGCTATGTTCAGATTATGCGGTAAGTAAAATAAAAGAAAGGTGCGATTATTTCGTACCTTTCTTTTTTAAGAAAGGAAGCATATGATATGGAATTTAATGTAGAGATTGATCCTAATTTCGATGAGATCATTGATGAATCAACTGGCAATAGTTTCGTTGCCTTAAGAAGACTTAGATGGAATGAAAACTCTAAGTTCAAACTGGATATCAGAAAGTGGTATGCAGGAGAAGAGAAAGAAGTAGCTGGTAAAGGAACTTCTATCTCTGAAGAAGGAGCCGATACTCTGGCTAATGTATTAGTCAAAAGAGGATATGGCAAGACGGATGATATCATTCAATCTATCTCTACTAGAGATGATTTTCTCTATAATGCTAAGAAGACTATTGATAAGATGAGAGAGAAAGCAGGAGGCGTATTGAAGATAGAAGTTCCTGAAGATGCTGTAGATGAGGAATCTTTCTATGATCCTAAGGAGTGGTTTGGTGAATAATAGTATTCCTAATAGAAAATCTGCATATGATTTTCTATTCATTAACTACTTCAAATATGATAGATTGCAAGAGGCATTATATCCTCTAATGTATAGAAACTGCTTAGTGCAAGGAAGCGAGATTGAGTGCTATATCGATCTCAATAACTATACTAAGCACCTATTCAGTGAGCAATGCGACGTTCCAGATGGATTATGTATTACAGCATCTATTGTAAACTTTGCTGCTCATATTAGACAATTCTTCTATACTAGATATGGAATATATGCTCATATTTATATGGCATATGGAAATACTAGACCAGTATACCCAAGTAATCTGTGTGTAGAGTATGATGCTCATAGTGCAACAGATAGGAATGTAAAACCTGCTATATGCGAATGTATATCGCAAGGATTAGACCTATTAGAGTCTTTGTGCAAGTATCTTCCTAATGTATACTTCGTACACGATTCATCTACTGAGCCTGCTGTTCTTATAAGAACTCTTATCAAGTATAACTCTAAGAAAAGAAAAGCAGCTCGGTATGTATTCACAAGAGATTTATATGCCATGCAATTAGCAGCCGTCACTCCGAATACTCATATTATAAGAGTAAAGAAGGAGAGATGGAGTGACATGACATATACAATCTCTTACTATGATTTCTTCAAGAAGATGACTACAGAACTTAGACTGAAGAATCTTATTGGAGAAGGAGTAAGCCCTGAGTTATATAGCTTCTATATGGCTATAGCAGGATGTAGAGATAGAGAGATAAAATCTATTATGAACTATCCACTGACGGATAGATATATTCATAATCTGATCATATCTGGCCAAATTCTTAATGGGTATAATGCTTCATTTGCCCTGAATAGATTTGAGTTCATGAATGTAAAAGATGTGGATATTACACCTAGATTTCAAGCTCTAGATTTGATTCATCAATGCAATGTATATGAGAATATGCCAGCATACCACGCATTGACTTCAAATCTTGTAAATCTCTATGATCCTGATGCCGTAAAGGATATCAATAACAAATACTTCAGGCATTATCCGCTTGATTTAGATGTGCTATAATACAAGGGTCAACATAAAGGTAGTGAGATTACTCACTACCTTTATTTTTTATAAAGAGGTGAATCATAATGTCTACTACTACAACTTCTGCTGCTTATGATAATACAGATACAGAAGCAGTTGTATATAAATATAGAGCTAGTGCTGTATATGTTGTTGGGCAAGATCAATATGATATCAATTATATAAATTTTAAATCTATTGTAATAGACCATGATTATAGAAATAATAATATGCCTCTTATATATGCTGTATTAAGAATAAGCTCTAAGATAGTAGATATCATTGTAAGCAATAAAGATACCGGAGTATTCATTCTTAATATACAGAAGTGTGTTGCTAGTGATGAGAGTGAATTATGGAAAGACTATATTAAAGATACTTTCATTTATTATACTCCAGATGATATCAATAAGACTGATACAAGAGACTATGCAGAGAGCAATGAAGAAAGAGCAGATATCTATAAAGAGATTACTGTAGGACTATTGAGTCAGTCTTTGGTAAATACAAATAAGAAGGTTGTAAATGGGATTATTAATACAGATATGATGAGTGCTGCTTATTATATTCTTAGCTCTCGTCCTGTTATTATAGAACCTTTTACGAACAATCCTACTCTTAAGAATGTATTCTTACCTCCTTTGAACTCTGTTGCTAAATGCATAGAGTATCTAAACAATTATAAAGTATTTTATAATTCAGACTATATCTACTATATGGATTTTGATACTTCATACTTATTATCTTCTAATGGAAAAGCTATTCCTAAAAAGGGAGATACAATTAACTCTGTAATCATTACTTTGAAGAATGATTCTGATATGACATCTAGAGGTCAAGGAATGGTTGAAGATGAGAATGCTAAATGCTATAAGATAGATATATCTGCATCTAGTGCTCAAATATCTGATAACGAAGTAAATACGAAATCTTTTACTTCTATCTCTTATACTTCTACAGATGGCACTAATAATAAGAGTGAAGTAGAGAGCTTAGCATCTGATAGCAACGTAGTTGCTAAAGTAAAGAATGTAAGAGTGCCGAATAATAATACCGGATTGATTAGCAATATATCTAAGAGTATTGTGAATAACTCTATATTCTTAAGTATAAATAAGAATGATTTAGATGCATCTGTATTTACTCCTAATAAAGAATACAATATATCTGCTGATGCTGTATATACAGATGGAGGATATAGTGGGAAATACTTATTGATAAGAAAACGCGAGCTGTACTTCAAATCTACAGGTAGTGGCGCTGATGAGCAATTTACAATGAGCACATTGCTATTCTTTAGCAAGATAGTAAAATAGAGGTAGGCATTTGCCTACCTCTATATAAATTATTTTTTACCTGTTGTGCTTCCAGCAGTAGGATCGGGACGACTACCTCTACTTTTAGCCATTAGTGTATCGCCTGGATGTTCTACTTGCGTACCGTCTTTCCTTTCTTCGCTTGTTTCAGTAGATTTATTATCAGGGGCAGTAGAAGTGGAAGTGGTAGTTTCTCCTTCTTGTTTCTTATATACGATGTCGGCGGATTCGCCAAACTTGGCTTTAACGATAGCTCTAAATAAACCCATAATTTCTTTATGAACAGAATTCAAAGCTGTCATCTTGGCACTCAGTACGCCTGTTGTAACACGCATATAGATTTCCATTCTCTTAGACACTACTTCAGGAAGATCTCCACCTTCCTTAGCAGCGTTTACAGAAGCATCTGTATCGCTCTTATTCATTCTAAGATTATTATTGCTGTTATCGTTATTGGTTGTAGTGCCGCCACTATTACCAGACTGAGAATTAGTATCTTCAGCTTTATTAACCTCCATCTCAAGCATACTAGTATAACCAGTAAATTGAGACAAGAATGATTCTGCCTTTTCACTCTGCTCTTTTGCTGGTTTCTCCCCTTCTGCTGGCTGCCCCGTAGGTGTTCCTCCAGTTCCTGCATTATTAGCAGCAGCATCAGCCTTTTCTTTATCTATCTTCTTCTGTGCAGCCTCCACGCTATTATTATAATTATTTACAGTTCTTTCGATATCTTGAATTTGTTTATGGATATTATCGGAAGACTTCTGAGTATCAAGCATCCATTTATACAATGTACCCAAATTAGGTTTAATAGCAGACCAAAGCATCTTATTATCGTCAGCAGATTTACCTTTCTCATACTGAGCGCCATAATAAGTCTTAGTAATCTCTGCTACAGTTTCTCCATCAGTTTTATCTGCAAATGCAGCAATAGCAGGAAATGCTCCCTTAAAGAACTCGGATTCATTCTCAGACTTCAAATTGAACTTTTCTCCACTCATCAAGTCTTGATAACTGATAGGAGGAACTTGCAACTTCTGTTCATTCGTAATCAGATTAGCAAAAGCATTCTTATAGTCGATTGCGAAAGTGATTTCATCCTTATCAGACAATCCTCCAGCCAGAATAGTATTTCTATACTTCTCCAGCCAAGCCTTCTCTGTTCCCAAATGGAATAAGAAAGCTTCGCTAAACTTAGAGAAAGTCTTCTTAATCCAATCTACAAACTTTCTAACTGCTTCCTTAATCTTATACCAGACTCCTTCTTGAACAGATACAAGTCCAGCATAATTCTTAGAAGCAATTAGCTTAGCTTCTAATACAAGACCTTCTTTATAGGCTTTAATCTTATTCGTCTCATATTCTTGAATAGCATTATTATAGAGCTCTGTGAAGTCATCGGGAGCAAATTGATCATCATTGATAGAATCAAATAAGCTCTTTGCATCAAGCTCATTATTAAACATACTAACTGCTTCAGTCATAAGAAGATCGGTACATTCATCATTACCAATTTCTTCTCCAAGAGCAGTTTTCATAGCATTCAGATTATGAGCAATAAACTCTACTTGCTTCTGATTGCATATATCTTTAATAGTGACAGTGAGAGATATAATTGTACAGATAATATTGCAGATATTCTGTACAAGTCCGCGTACAGTATTCGGATTATATCTATCTGCATTTGCCTTCAAATTTGCAATAGCTGTATCAAGAATATGATTATCTATAATGATACCATAAGTCCCAATAGGTCTATTCAGTCTATGCATACACAAACCAATATCGCTGTCATCAGCGCTATCAGGAATTAAAGCGAAGTTTATAGTACGAGTATTAAACTCAAATAAATCTTCATATGCTTCTTCAAAGTCTTCTATATCGTATACTTCATCACTGATTCCAGTGAGCTTGGCAATGCTATTAAGAACTTCTTCTGAGTCAGTATATTCTACATCTTCAAGGTCTTCTCCAGAAGCAATAGCCTGAATGATTCTATTACATTGATTATTCAAAATAGCAGATAAGCTTTCAGAGAGAATAGCATTTGGCAGAACGCATGAATCTTGAGTATACAGATCTACTGAAACTCCTGCATTTTTACAAACATCTTTTAATTTACTGCTAATGCGATATAATTTTGTCAATTTGGTATTGGCGCCGTTATCAGGATTTTCACATCCATCTACATAATGCAAAAGAGAAACAGCAGCCGTCCTTACTGCTTCATATTGATGGAAAATGGGTCTATGAATATCATCCGATGTATTCGGGTTATTAGCGAGCTTAATCAGATTAATATAGTAATCTTTTGTACATTCTAAATCTGCTTTAGCAACGTCTTCATTAAATTCTAGAAGAGTATATATAGTATTTTCTCTAATTGATTTAAGTGTATTAGAAGAATTAGAGTGCTGTTGAACAGCCGATTCATTTACACTTAAAATAGAGGAAGAAAAAGGTTTCATATATCTTAACCTCCTAAATGTGTATAATTAAAAATATAGTAAATTACTTATAAGTTAAAAGTAATAAAAATCCCCGAAGCCGGAGCTTCGGGGAATATATTTAGGAGAACACTTTAGATGGAAATTATGTTGACTAAATGTGAGAATTAGATCATCTGAACATTTCCGAGATAACCACCAGCGGTATAGGACTCATGCATATTATCTGCCTTATCCCACTCCTTGCCGCGGTCGCTCTTATTCAGAGCAAAGATCCATGCCTGCGCAACGCGACGAGCCTGCATGCCCTGAGCGCGAACAGACTTCATGAACATAGAAAATGCCTGATTGCAAATGTTCATATAGTTCTTATAGTATGTGGATTCTCTGGTAATTTGCGTAATCTTACTTGATCTGTTTTCTTCATTTTGCGCATCATTCTTTCGTTCATCGTTGTCGTACCACTTATTAGCGCTGTTTTCAAGCTTATCAAAGGTACTAATAATCTTTGTAAAAGTGGTCTTAAGCTTTGCATAGTTCTTCTTAATCTTGTCGATATCCTTTCCTGTCGATTCCAATGCCCGCTTGATATAATCGGCAGTAGGTTGGATGATTTCCGGATCTTCCGAACCAAAGAAAGTCCTCTTCAATTCATCATTCCAGTCTTCGCTGCTAATTGCTTTTCCTTTTTTAAGAAGCTTTCCTCTTATTTCATCGGCATTTTTTTCTTCATCTTCATCAAGCGCATTTGAGTACGTAGTTACATCTCCAGATGAAATGATGGTTTTAAGTTTAGTGGTATAGGATTTTACATCATTATCGGTGGTTGTAATAATACTATCAACATCGGTAGATTTAGCTGCATTCCAGAAAGGATATCCTTCAAGATCTTTCTTAGAATTATCCTCATAAGCCTTCTTTCCTTTAGAAAGCTTAGAGCCATACTTCTTAGCAAAGCCCTTATTGGTATGGAAGATAGATCCAAGATTACCAAGAACCTGCTTTACAACAGCAGTGATCTTCTTAAACAGCTTGACAAAGAAAAGCTTAATCTTACCAAAGAAGCTCTTGATGCTATCAAGACCTTCCGTCACAACTACGCGGCCGCGTGCAGCTTCGGAGATCTCTCTACGAGCAACTCCCTGGAAAATCAGATTCCAGTTGTGCTCAGATTCGGCAATGGCCATTGCCATCTCTTCTACAGGATCTCCAGAGAAATCCTGCCCATCAAGTTCTTCCTGAGAAGCTTCATCAGCCCTCTCAGCATTATTGTTCATAACAGTAAGTGCGACCTTATTGAGATCGGCTGTAGATTTTTCATCGCCGATCAGAGTATCGTCGAATCCAGGATTTCCCATGAATTCATCATTACTTTCTCCGCTTTCACGGAGCATGTTAATATAGAAACCCATATTTAATTCCTCCTTTTATAATTTAATTAATCCTCATCATCGGAATCATCGCTGTCATTGGCCAGTTCTTCGATGGTATCTTTGACCAGCTCTTGCACTTCTTCTTCCTGCTGTGCAGTAAGGCCCTTATCTGCATCTTCGAGATCCACCTCTTCTGCTTCAAGAACCATGGCCTCAAGCAGAGTAGATTCAACCTTATAGGCATTGCCGCAAGCACGGGCAACGATCTTCTTCATTTCGCCGAGTCCGAACTTGTACAAACGGATTTCTGCCTTGATAGCAGTGCTATAGCAATAAGAATTGGCATTTACCCAGATTCTGTTAGCCTCAAGATTACTTTGATCTAAGGCTTTGGTTCCTGCTGTGTAGCCATCTCTTTCAGTGTTGGTATTGCCACCGTTATCATAATCTCTTCTCTCGATCGCTCTCTCTTCCTTGTCGAGTTCCTTAACAAGACTTCTAAAATGTTTATCGATCTTATTTTCCGTATTCTTCAAAGATTTGAGCGCAGATTTCCCATTTTCAATGGTTGAAAGGTAAGATTTTATTTTACCTACTCCACCGACATCACTTACGTCAGCCTTAGTTACTTCGTTGAAATTTGCTTCTTTGATGCAAGTGTAAAAATCATCATCATCATCATAAGAGCTGCAAAAGCCTTTGAATATGCTATTCCTAACTTCATCTTCTGCACTGTCTTCGGTAATTCGAGTAGTAGATGCACCTCTACCACCAATACCATTGCGGTTCATGGAAATATCATCATACTTCAGTTCAAGGCTAATAATTTTTTCGCTCTTAGGAATCCATACATGGCCAAGATCAGTATCGTTCTTAACCTTGCCAAGGCGAGTACGATAGATCTTAGCAAACTTCTTGCCGTCACGTACGAAATAAGCGCCAAGCTTAGCAATGGCACTCTTAATATAGCCCTTGATCTTAGCCCAAATCTTCTTAACCTTTTCCTTCAGGCTGGAGAAGAAGTCGCGCACGGAGCCTTCAGTCAGAGCAGTCAGTTCAGATTCAAGCAAACTGCCCTCATTGCGGGCAGCGATTTCTCTCATATCAGATCTTACAACGGCGTTAAACAGAGCCATATCATTACGAGCATCTTCGTAAAGAATACGACCCATATCGCCAATCTTATAACTTTCATTCGCTTCAATGACACGAGTTCCCATCATGCCATAACGATTGTTAGAAAGAATAGGCATAGTTATTTTTCCTCCTTATATATTAGGTATATCATCTATAATATAATCAAAATATAGATTTTACTAAGATGTTTATAAATCTAATTTGCCCTAGAGCAATATTACCAATCACTCTAGGGCTTTTGCAATAGATTTTAGAATAAAGCAGAAGTAGAAGAAGTATCATCTCCACTTCCAGTATCGACATCATCGATCAGAAGTTTATTATCATCTTCTTCTTTCTTCTCTTTAGCAGACTCTGCTTCTGCTTTCTTAATATCAAAAGCAAAAGTATTAGAGACCTTTCTAAAGTTCTCAGCAATCTTAAGCTGTTTCTTCATAACTTCTTTACGTTTCTTTTCATCCATAGTATTATTAGCTTCTAATGCATAAGCATTCATCTGAAGCAGATCCGCTTGGATATCAAAGAAGTCTGATATTCTCATTCTCATATAATAGAATAAGAAGATCAATTCTCTCAATACAGGAATCAATACTACAATCGTACCAAGAACTCCAATAGCAATACCGCCAGCAATAGCAGCACCAGCAAAATTCTTAGTAGATCCCTTCAGTACAGCTTCCATAGCTTTATCAAATTCATTATTCTTACAAGTTCTATTAAAGGACTTAAGAGAATTATAAATTAGATGCTCTTTAGACTTATTATATGCTACTTTATCAAGAGAAATTCTAAAGTTCTGTGTATTCGGATCTTTAACAAACTCGATACAAGTGGCAATCATATAAGAGATACCAGTAATAATGCCCAGTACTACATTGCAATACATAGCCATAGGTAATTCCGAGTTATACCGATATGCTCTCTCAAACATTTCTCTACGAGTCTCTATATTAGACATAGCAACCGAGAGTTCATCTACAGGAGAACTATCTTGCTTATACTCTTTCAATAGATCATGAATGATAGAGATAGTCTCTTTCATATCAGAATATCTAGAAAGCTTCGTAATATCTCCTTTAGTAGCAGGAATCTCTCCATAATCTATATCATCGCATCTATCTACAATCTTATCATAGAGCTTAGAAGTAAGAGAAGACACTACATTATTCTGTCCAGCTTCATCTAAGTTCAAAAGTGCTTTACGAGTCTTAGCATCCGAGAGATCAAAATGCTCTGCAATGACTCTATTAAAAATCGGATCTCTATAGAAAGCATTTCTATTATAAGTCTCAGAAAGCTCTTGAGCATTCTTATATTGATGCTCTGGCTTACAGGCAAAATATTCATCAATAGTCATTGAGAATGCTTCTAGGGTAGTATCCTTCTTTTCGCATTTGAGGCTGATGCTGTAAGTGGTGTAAGTTCCAGCAGATGTTGCTACAGCGGGCCACGCGTGATAGACATAATCTCCTTTTACTATATATCTATCAAATTCTCCTTTTTGCTCATTCTTCTTTGTAATTCCACAACTTTCTATAACTTTTGCAAGTTCTATACGATCTTTTCTCGCAATCTTTTCTTCTCTATCATAGTCTAAGACCAATCCTGCGCCAGCTACACCTGGAGCGGCAGGCCCTGTAAGTCCAGCTACACCTCCAAGCAAAAGCCCTTTTCCAAAAGCTTTGGCATATCCAATAGCAGCATTTTTCTTAGGATTCTGCAATTCAAAATTATAAGAAAATCTTTCATTCTTTTTTATTTTTTCTTCAAAGTCTCTTTTTGTTAAAGGTTTTTTCTTATCAACCTTCTTAAAGAAATTTACTGCAAAATTTATAAAGTCTTTTGGAGGTTTCTCACCGTCAAGAATTCCTTCAGTCATTACTTCTTCAGTAGAGTCATCTTCAAACTCTTCATCGAAGAAGTCTTCTTGACCAATAATCATATTTTTATCGCTCCCTTCATTAAGATTTTTACATAACTTTCGTCATAAGATTAACGACTTTCTTATAGGTATTATCATTCGATTCACGTTCAAGATTAGTGAAAGATATAGTTTCCCACATATCTTCTCCAGTATCCCACATGAATTTAGCAATCTCAAGGGATTCATCTACAATACAAATCCCTAAGAGGTTATATTTATCCAGTAATCCTCTTGCAATAGAAATATCTGCAATGTCTACTCCATACTGCTTATTCATGAAATCTACTTCATTCTGAGATACCATGACAGTAGTAATAGCAGTAGAATCATTCTTTCTAGCAAGCAGCCTATTAAATCTGCTCTTATTTGCTCTTCTCTCCAGAACCTTCCACATCTTATTTGAAGAACCCTTTCTAGAGAGAGACAAAGCATCAATCTTAGCTTTATCTATAGCAAAAAGAAAATCTCTAAAGAAAGAGATTTCTCTAGTACTAGCCTTAATCAATTTCTGTACCCAGTTAAGATCCTTAGCTTTAGATACAATATGGGTAATCATATCTTCAGAATTAACAGGATACAGCTTAGCCTTAACTCCAATGACTACACTATCTACACATACATATCCATCGTCTACCTTAGACTGGAAGTTTACAACCATAAGAGTCGGTTGAAGTTCATTGGCTTTCTTATATTCGGTATTAAGAACCTGCTTATTATAAATCTCTACAGCAGCCTTTGATGCATCTGCTCTATCCTTAGCCATTCTAGCCATCTTAGAATTTCTTTCTAGTCTAGCATCATCACCAGTAATTCTATCAATTTGAGCTTGCTGCTTATTTAATTGATCTTGCAATTTCTTATTCTTTTCTATTTCAGAGTGAGCAATCTTCCCAGTGGATGCTGCTTGACTTTTGTATCGACTAATTTCCTTATTTTGATCTGCAATAGTTTTTCCTTGATTTTCAATAGTCTTTCTCTGATTTTTAATAGTTTTATCTTTGGCTGCATTGCCTTTTCTAAGACTATCTACATTATTATAGAGGTCTCTATTTGCAAGCAAAGCTAAAGTAAGTTTCATATCAGTAGAATTATCGGGAGATGCTTCTCCACTTTGATGATTCTTGAACCAGGCGGACGTGTCATCAAAATCGTCGTAGCCTTCCTCAGTAACCATTCTCTTAGGTCTCTTGATAGCGATATCCACTTTAAAGTTTCCCTTAGGATCAAGCTTGTAAGAAAAGCTCTCTTCAAGAGATTTAGGACTTACATTATCAGGAAGATAATAATCCAATCTCCTCATATCTTCTTTAATAGCATGAAGAGTTCCGCCATCAATGGGCATACCTGCCCTAATAGCTCCCTCTTCAATAGCATCTGCGATATCAATAAGATCATCGACATCGAAGAGTTTAGCAGATTTATTGATATTTGTATGGAAAGTTGAGATATAGTCTATAGCATCTTTTGAATCGGTTAGCTGGTATGCAGAAAAAAGAATCTGCAACATACTCACACAATTCTTTTCAATGGCTTTACTAATCATTGATTGCGCATCAATCGAGATATTTCTACTAGACAATACTGGAAACACACAGATGAGATCATTAGAAGCTCTAGCAATAGATCTCAAATTTGCTGTGTTTCTATGGCGATTTAAGAAGTCCAAATCGCCCCTATCAGCAATATCGTTAATTTCATCGTATAGATCGAAGACGGTTTTAAGAACCGTTTCATGAATCTGGTCATATTTCTTCACGGATTTATACCTCCTTGAATCATAAATTTATTTTTATGTTGAGCCTCTAAAAAGGGCACATCTGATAAAAAATAAAGGCAATAATGAGTTTAGAATCTATGTTTAAAAGATGTCAGGTACTCTGACAACTTCATCACCAGTAGCATCGTATGCCGTCTGTAAGAATTTTATTGCTCTCTCAATCTGATATTTATTTCTCAGATTAATATTGAGAGCAAATGGTTGAGATTCCATCTGGTCTTCAAATTCTAATTGCTGAAGATGTTTCTCTCTTTCTCTTGCCATAGATTCTCTCATGAACCGAACTTTATTCAAAGTTCCTGGCAATGTTTTCCCTCGTCTGTGATCTCTTCTATATTCTTCTCTAATATCCTCAACTGTCTCGTGATCATCATAATATTCAAAACGCATAACTCAAATATCTCCTTAACTATCTAAAGATTTTTTAACTCCTTCAATGTGGGCTAAGAGATATTTTGTCATACCAATCCTCCTTCAGAGTATTATGAGATTTCTATCCTTTAATATTAGAAAAGAATACATCCTTAAAGTCTTTTTACATTATTGCCTTTATTCACTTCTATAATATATAATTATAGAACAGTTTAATAAGGATATTTTTCCTTACTTTCATCTATTCTCTATAGATAGGTAATACTTCACTGATCTAAGTGAGTGTTTCATGGATTCGCCTCCTTGTAAATATATAAATACTTTCTCCAAAAATCATGTATTTGTGACTGTCATTTGCGGGTTTGATCATACTTTTCCATACCATATTACCTCACCTATCTTAGAGAATATTTTTCACTATACGTGGGCTTCAATCGAGGCCCACGATATTTTTGTCTAGCTCAACATTAGAGTAAGTCACTAAGCCTTGAAATGAGGTGAATTAAATATGGCCAGTGGATATGAATACGGAATTTATGTTAATGGCTATGCTAAAACTCTTGTTAGTAGTAAGAATACCAATAAGACTACTAAGGTTACTACTACCACCAAGTCTTATGGTACAAGTACTAAACTTCCTGGAGCAATAGATAATTATTCTAATGCTTCGGAGTTATTGCCAACAAATGAAGATTTAAGAAACGAATTGCAATCTCACGGTGTTTATAACACCGATGATGCAAATGCAAACAGATATTCTAGATTCTCTCGTATTCCAGTTATGGACCCCTATAATGCTCTCACGAATGCGAGAGAGTATCTATTTTTTACTAAGCCAGATTTACATCTATTGAAAACCTCTAATGGTACAGTAGCTAGATCTTTACAGAACTTCTCATTCTTTAATGATGTAGCTAGAAGATATAAGCCAGTATGTGAGCAATTAGAGTATTCATTATTGAATACTTCTAATTCAATAACAAATGTTAAGAACCCCTTTATGTGCCTTCTTAGCAATACAGTAAACTCTGGACTATCTTTACCAGATTTGGAATCAGATGGAGATCAAGAGTCTGCATCTAATATCCATGGAACTAAGATATCTTATAGAGGAACTTCTTATGGATCAGATCAAGATCTATCTTTCTCTCTAGAGTTTATAGATAATAAGTATCTGGAAGTATATATGCTATTTAAGATATACGATGAGTATGAAAGAGTAAAGAATAATGGATTAATAGAATTAGATCAAAGTGATTCAGATGATGATAGATGGATTAATTATACAATCCATAAAGTACTTCATGACCAATTCTCTATCTATAAGATTGTAGTAGGAGAAGATGGTATGACGATTATCTATTATGCTAAAGTAACAGGGGTTTATCCTACAGGAGCTCCTAGAAGTTCTTTCAGTGAAATGGGTCAATCTCAAGATGGACAAAGAATTGCTGTAGACTTTAAAGGACAATTTGTAAAGGATATGGACCCAGTTATATTAAGAGAATTTAATAAAGTGGCAAGCAACTTCGGCTATTCTAGTTATGAAGACCTTCCACTAATGAATTCAGATACAGGACATTTCGATGGTACATTCTCTGCTATGCCGTATATAGAGATGGCAAATCCAGACGCTCAAGCAACTCAAGCAGGTAAGAGAATGGTATATCGGTTAAGATGGAAAAAACCAAAGTCTAGTGGATGGTAAAGGAGGGAATAATAAATGGCAGACAATCTTACTTCAGATATCTATAGTATAAATGACTTTGTAAATGAAGTTAAGAAGCAGTATGTAAGTGAGAATGAAGATACTCTTATGCTTGGTATCTTCGGATATTTCGGCCAGATGTTTTCTGACCTAATTCAGAATGGTATAGTTATGGCTTCAGAATTCTCTAATGAGAGTATTCCTACTAAAGCCAAATTTGAAAAGAATATTATAGCTCATGCTCTAGGATTAGGTCTTACAGATATCAATGCAGTTCCTGCACAGATGGATGTAATTCTTACATTCGTAGAGTCTGATATCATCAATTCTGTAGGAAATGTAAAGACAGATCAACCTTGGAGTTTTACTTTCGATAAGGATAATCCTATCTATTTCGGAAACTTTGAATTCCATGTAGACTACGATATTCTTATTAAGAAGGTAGAAGTCACTACCCAAGGAGTAGATAAGAAGTTTACTTATACAGCTCAATATGAGTCTAGTGATTTCAATATCACTAATCCAGTGAGTACTACTACGAACCCTTATCTTACTTCACCAGTAAAGATTAGTATGAATGGTATTGATACTCTATTGGTAAAGTGTACGATTAGACAAGTAGAGAAGAATACTCAGAATACAAAAGTTCTATCCAATAATGATGTATCTTCTAAGACTATTACATTTACATTTACCGGACAACTAGCAGCATTCAGTCTGGATGTAACAGAAGGATCTACTACATATCACATGGTTCCTGTATATGAAGGGCTTAATGTAGACACCGGAGGAGATCTATACTTCTGGTATACCTATCTGGCTGCTAATACTATAAGAATCAAATTTGATAGAAATTCAAAGATACCTGCAATTAATGCAAGTATCGCTATAAATATCCAGACTACTCAAGGATCAGATGGAAACTTTACTTGGGTAGATGATAACCCGATAAGCTTCTTCAATTCAGAAAGACTCGGATATTCCAATATCACTTGTGAAGTCCAACCTCTTACTGGAGAATCTGCTTATGGACATGATAAGAAGACTATTGCAGAATTGAAACAGATTATTCCTAAGGAAGCTCTCTCTAGAGGTTCTATTACTAGTACAGCAGATTTGAATAATTATTTCAATATGCTTGATACAGATTATAGTAAAGTGTACTTCTATAAGAAGAGGGATAATTGCTTAGAGAGATTGTATTACTCATTCATTATACTTAAGAATGATACAACCATTATTCCTACTAATACAGTGGATATGGTTATAGAACCAGAAGAATTGGATACAGAAGAAGGATCGGATAAATACTTCTTAAGACAGAATACTCCTATTGTATTAGAGACCAATTCTAATGAAGCTAGACTCCTTAAAGATGGAGAGACATTACCTGATTATGATGATACGAATTATGATGGTAGATTCACTTATTATTTGCCATATGATTTTATCATTAATAAGTCTCCTCTATATGGAATCTATTTTATGTCTACTATCCATACATCTAAGTTGCTCGACTTTGATTACATCAATGAGAATTGTATGTATCAATATGTAGCAACTTCTATAGATTGGAATAGAAATTGCTTAGAGAATCATAATGAGTTCGTCATGACTATATCTCTACAGCAGAATATTACTCCTGAAGCATATGTAGCACCAGAATCTTCTGAAGACGAGACATATGACGTTTATGACTCTGGAGCAGTAAGAGCTTCTGATGTAACTACAGAGATAGATATGGATAATCCGAGTGAGGATAAGATTGTATCTGAGGCTGCTTTAGTAAAAGCTCTTACATGGCAGAAGTCTGTTGATGAAACTGAAGATGAAACTGATTCAGAAGATAGTGAAACCTCTGAAGGCATTTCTACTTTCAGCATTTTATCATCTACAGCGGCTGCTGATGAAACTACATCGGATAAGCCTATTTATTACGACTCAGAAGGAAATGTAATATGTAATATTGCAGTTCTTATGATCGTATACAATGAAGAAGATAAGCCTCTTAGATGGGCTAAGGGAGAACTTACAGATTGCGATGCAAGTCTTGGCAATATCACTTTTGAGTTTAAGTTCACTACTGAAGATTATTTCGATAGCAGCACTAGATTAAGAATAGATACAGGATTATATGATATAAATTCTACTTATGAGAGCTATGCTTATATGCATGCCAATATGAAGACAAAGCTCTTTGTAGTATCTAAGCAAGAATTAGAATATGGCTTAGGAACTCCTGTTCTTAGTGATTATATTCCTGGACTGGAAGGACTAAGCTTATCGAATACTTACGAGATCTCTGGAGGACTTGACTTCTTCTATGACTATAGTGGAATAGTATCCTCTGTTGTAACAGCTACAAATGATATGATGGATTCAGAAGGAAAGTTCTATACTGATGAAGAGCTTGCTAATATGAGTCCTGAAGAATTTGCTGCACTTACTCCTAAGGTGAGATATCATGTTAAGGGAGTACCTGTAGTAAAGTATGGATACTTTGAGACAGAAGATATTGCTAAAGCATTCTTTGATGAATTAGTTACTAGAAAGACTTATATAGATAAAGCAATAGATTATCTTGAAGATGCTTTTGAAATGGACTTTAAGTTCTTTAATACTTATGGGCCTTCTAAGTTCTTCACTTGGGATAATGAGCTTGAAGTTATTGATAGAGTCAATATCTCTCTCTTCTTTAAGCTTAAGCTTAGAACTAATTATGAGTCTAATATTGTGGAAGATATTAGGCAGGATATTAAGGATTACGTTGAAGATATCAATAGCATAGAGTCTCTCCATATTCCGAATCTCATTACAGAGATTACGAATACTTATAAAGACTCTATTGTATACTTCGAGTTTGTATCTATTAATGGCAAGGAAGCTAGTTATCAGCACATCTATGCAATGGATATGCCTGATGATATTATGGTTCCTGAGTTTATCAATATAGATACTATAAATGGACTGCCAGATATCACTATAGAGCTGGTTTAAAACATATCAATAAATAGGCTATAAAGGAGGCAATTTAAATGTCTATGATGACTAAGCCTGTATCAACTAAGGCAATAGTTGAAGCAGCTATTAACTCATATAACGAACAGTTTGAAATCGCTGAACGGGAGAAGAGACAGCAGAAGCTTGCAGAGAAGAAGGCTTTTAAAGAAGCTGAAAATCTTTATTCTATGAAGGCTGCTGCTCTTGAGAAGAAGGCTAGAATTACTAGCTGGTCAGAATCTGTTACTACTGCTCTTCTTGGAGATACAATTTATCATGTATTCAAGAATGCTATGAATGAATCTCTTCTTCAACAGCCGAATGTTACCGGCATGATGAGAGCAATGGTATCTGATCTTATTACAGAAGATGCTAATGAGATTCTTGCTAAGATGAGAAGAAAGACTCCTGTTCTTTGTGAGATGTATAATCTCATTACAGATACTAGAAAGAAGATTCTTGAATCTGCTGCTGGAGAAGAGCATACCTTCTATATTAAGCAAGATCTTCAGGATGACTTCTATTCTCAACTTGATTCTATGGATACCTCAGAGATTGAGGATTCTATTAGAGAAAGAGTATCTGATGCTGTAAATACATTCTTGGATGACAATAGAGAAGACCATGATAAAATCATGGAAGTCCTGGCTCTTACTAAGGCTAAGGTAGATGAACACGAGAAGGAGCCTGAAGAGGTAAAGGAATCCTTCCAGCAAATGTCTCGTAGAGCGATTGCTAAGATTCGTGATCGTCGTAAGGGTGTATTTGAATCCATGGTAACCGCAATGTGTGAGAGTGTTCTGAAGCATGATAATCTGAAAGAAGAGTTCTGCGAAGGAGCAAATCTCAACATTCCTAAGATTGTAGATCGTATGCAGGTTATGTATACTTTCATTGAGACTGTAAATACAATGCAGTTATATAAGATTGATGAAGCATATATGCAGGATCTGATTGATAATCTGAGAAAGTAAAATAAAGAGGGAGATTTATGTCTCCCTCTTATAATATTGCACATTATAGTCTTCGTTATAGTCCGATCTATTTATAATAGATTTATATTGATGGCTGTTGTATAGCATATTTAGATATCTTATATGTATCTCTACCCTAGGCAATATAGAATAGTATCTATGGATAGATCCATCTATAACAAGAGTATCATCTAGCCAAACATTTGCATTAAACATATCGCTATATTTCTTCTCTATATTATCCCAGTCTGGTTTTGTTATAGGTCTCTCCAATCCTATTTCAGCCAACATTGTTTCTGTTTTATTAAAGTAAGAAGGAGTTTTAAAGTAAGCACAGATATCTATATTGCATGGAGTGCATATCATAGAATCTAATGCATTAAAATCTTCTTGACTCATAAGTCTCTTCATAAACACATTATCCTCTTTACCTGTAAGAGAATATACATGAACAAAGTTAGGATTAGATAAAGCCATATTAGATAGATTCTTTCTATTGACTAATCTAAATCTAGGTCTAGGAGATCCTTCTGGAACTTCAAATAGAATGATATTGGTATCTATGTATTGAAGAGAATTAAGAATCTTATATCTCTCCATAATAATGTCTTGAGATAGAGAATC